ACATTGCAGCACAGACCCATTACAGCCGGACGGCGATAGGCTACCGGCTGAAAGGTATTGATAAAATACTTGGATAGGCAAATCCCCCGGTGTTCCGTTTGGAGCATCGGGGGATTTTTTATTTTTGGGACATGGAATCCCGGCAGTCTTTTTCGCTGAGATAGACCTGGAAGGGCTTGCCGCAAATGGTGCATCTTTTCTTTATCGCGCGGCTCATCCCTGTAAATCGGCGATGGTAACGCCGCAAGCGGCTGCGATCTTTTCGAGGGTAGACACTCTCGAGACTGCCTTGCCGGACTCTGCATGCTGAATGGTTGCAGTGGACAGCCCGGTTTTTTCTGCCAAGGCCCGGATGGTTAATCCTGCGCTTTCTCTGGCTGCCTTGATTTTGACGGCAGACACGCCAAGCGTCTTGTAATCGGGCGAGTTATACCCAATCAAGAACAACCCTTGCTGTTCCATCGGCAACGCCTTGAGCGAATAGCTTTTCTCTGCATCCTCAATGTCAACGTCCTTCAGGACGTAGGAGCAGGCATTGTCAAGCTCCGGGGTCATTTTATGGAGCTTGTGCGCCAGCGTAATCTTCATCGTCACGCCACGCACAGGGAACCTCGTTGCGTTGTCAAGGTCTGCCTGATTTACATGGTCAGGGGTGCAGGCTTCGTCCAGCAAGCGGTACAGCTTGCCGAGATTACGGATGGTAGTGTTTTCCATATTCGTTTCCTCCGTTCGTTTTTTGTTGTACTAATTATACCACAAAACTAATACAGTTGATACAGGCATAGCCACCAAACTATGCCTTGCTTTTTTGTCTATTTTGTATCAGTTGTATTAGTTCAAATTAATCTTTAATCAAGTTCTAATCAATCTTTTTGTCCTTCGTTGTACCTTCGTTGTCTCTTACTTTCTGCCAGTTCGGTACACTGAAAGCAATAGGAGGGATGAACCATGAGCTATTACCCAACACCCGGAGCGCCCTATGTTCCGCAACAGCCTGTCAATCCTTACGGCGGCATGGGTACAGTAGGACTTGCCACTCCCCTGCCAAATACGCAGATGCAACAGGTACAGCCGCAGCGTCCGCAGCCGATGAATGGGCAGCAGCCTGTTCAGCAGTCGGCACAAGACGGAGGTTGGTTGCTTGGTAGACCTGTTTCCAGCAGAGAAGAGTTTTTGGCGATACCGTCTGACCTGTACGGCAGACCGACCTACTGCCCCGACCTGCGCAGCGGTGTAATCTACTGCAAGCGGCTGAACCCGGACACCTGCGAATCCTATGTGCAGGAGTTCTATAGCCCGGAAGCATGGCGGCAGATACAAGCGCAACAGGCACAGCAGACTGCTGCACCGACACAGCAGTATGTGCCTATTGAGGAGTATAACGCCCTCGTCCACAGGCTGGATGAACTGGAAAAGTGGCAGAAGAGCTTTTCCAAGCCTACTGCCACAGCAAAGAAAGGAGAATAACAATGTCCTCTCCGTTTGATGTGATTACGCACAGCCCCATCATGCAGCTTGCAAACCTTGCTCGTGCCGGGCAGAACCCTATGGGGCTTATCCAGCAGTTAAGCGGGCAGAATGCCCCCATCATGCAGGGTTTGAACTTGATTCAGGGCAAGAACGAAACGCAGCTCAGGATGATGGCACAGAACCTCGCCAAAGAGCGTGGCATTGACCTGAACCAGCTGGCAAGCGTCCTGAACCTGACGCTGCCCCGATAACGCATCCCTCTAAGCGAAACGCTTCTCAGTTTTGCGGACTTGATAAAAACCGCTTTTATTTGGCTTCGCCCACCGCACACGGCGGTGGGATAGCATAACGCAAAACTGAAAGGAGTTTTGTTATGGACGATTTTGCAACTGGCTATCTGGCTGGGCAGGACGGCGGTAATAACAACGGCGGCTTCTTCGGCAACGAAGGCCTGTGGGCGGTTATTATCCTCGCCATCATCTTCGGCTGGGGTACAAACGGCTACGGTCGAAACGGTGGTGACAACGGCATGAACAGCTACATCCCCTATCTGGTCGGCACTGGCGCAACCGGTCAGGGCGGTGCAGATACTCGTGCGGCGCTGTCGGAGGGCTTCTACCAGCAGGACACTTCCCGTTCTCTGGCTGGCATCCAAAGCGGCATCTGCTCTCTGGGCTATGACCAGCTGGTGCAGATGAACGGCGTGAACGCCAACATCGCAAACGGCTTTGCGGGCGTGAATAGCGCCATCTGTCAGCTCGGCTACCAGAACGCACAGCTCGTGAACGGTCTGGAACGCAGCGTGTCCAACGGCGACAACGCCATCAGCCTCGCCATCATGCAGGAGGGCAACGCACGGCAGGCGGGTCAGACCGCACTTTCCACGCAGCTGGCATCTTGCTGCTGCGAGAACAAGCAGCTCATCGGCGACCTGAAGTACACCATTGCACAGCAGGACTGCGCTACCCGTCAGGCTATCGCAGACAACGCCCGTGCCATCGTGGACAACTGCAACGCCAATTTCCGCAGCATGATGGACTACTTCACGCAGGATAAGATTGCCACTCTGACCGCTGAGAATCAGAACCTGAAGTTCGCCGCTTCTCAGGATCGTCAGAATGCGCTTCTGACCACTGTGATGTCCCAGCAGACCGATACCATCCTTAATCGGGTCAATCCTCGTCCGATTCCCGCTTATCAGGTGGCAAACCCTAACGTGGGCGTGAACTGCTGCTGCGGCTGCTAACCTACACACTCCCCGATAACACCGGGTGAACCATCGGGGCAGGGGTAAGACACCTCTGCCCCTGATTTTATAGGAGGAAAACACTATGGCTTGCAAAACAAGCTGCAAACTCTGCCCGCACTTGGTCATCAGCCAGGCAGTCACGTTCGCCAACGACACGCTGACCATTAACATCCCTGCCGGGTCTTACGCAGCGGGCGAAAAATATTGCATTGTTGTTGCCCAGAGCTTGCCGGACACGACCACCATCAACGCCCCTGTGGTCATTACCATAGGTGCAGGCACGACCGCATACCCTCTGACCGACTGCAACTGCGCTCAGGCGACCGCCGAGAGCATCCACACCCGCACCCGCTATGCTACTCGTGTGGCAACGTCTGCAACCGGCACCGGCACGTTTAAGTATCTTGGCTGCTTCTGCCGCTCCCACGCCGGTGCGCCTGCGTCTATTTCTTGAGGAGGTGTTAGATTATGGGCAAGACTAATTTTCGCCGCATGATGATGCTCCGCGACCACGACAAAGACCGCGAGCCGGAGCGTGACCGCCTTGAGGAAGAGCGTGACCGCAGGGAGCGTGAGCTAGAACGCCGTCTGCGCAAGCTGGAAGATGGCAACGACCGTTACCCTTACTATCCGCAGGAGGAGAACCGCTACATTGACCCCTACCCTATCCCCCGCTACCCTGACGTAGAGTATGGGCGCAAGATGCCGCAAATTGGCTTCTCGCAGAACGGAGACTGGGACAAGCGGTCTGGGCAGTATGAGCATGGCGGTGCGGACAGCCGTTCCATCAAGATGCCGCGCAAGCACCTCACCCACGATGAAGCGGAGGAATGGTGCGACAGCATGGTGAATGCTGACGGCACAAAGGGCTGCCACTGGACGCTGGAACAGACACAGGACGTTGCCAAACAGCGGAATATCACCTGTGACCCGAATGATTTCTGGGCTGTCATGAACATGATGTACTCGGATTATTGTCAGGTGGCAAAACGCCAGTCCGTTGACACTCCGGGCTTCTACGCTGACATGGCAAAAGCGTTCCTTGATGACACGGACGCTGTGGACGGCAAGGCGTATGCCTACTGGGACTGCGTGACAGATAAATAAAAACAACCCCCTGCATGGCTTTATCGGCTTTGCAGGGGGTTGTTTGATTTTAACTGTTATCTTTTTTGAATATAACAGTAATCCAGTTATTGGGATAGCTTTCTTCTTCTTCGACTGTTTTTACATATCCAGGCATTTCAAAGTTCCATGCGAGATAGTTCAGAATATCAACGTTGTAGAGGTTGCAGTAATACCAGTCCCATGGCTTACTCCAAACCGACCAGTGAAGAAGATACGCATTATCTCGGCAAGTGATGTAAAAGCTATTATCCGAAGTATTCACTGTACACGCTTTCGGGAATGCGTGCCTTAAAATACGTTCGGTTCGCTTGTCGCTCCACTTGTTCAACTTTTTACGGCGAACCTTCTCGGCGGTAACACATAATCTTTCGACCCAATAGATAACGACAAGAAGCGGATATAGAAACCAATAAGGTGTTTTAATGTCCATATCCTTGTAATGATAGTATTTTGTGGTCTTGTGTTCTTTCTTCTTTTCTTTCAGCAATCTTCTGTTTAATTTATCCAAATCTACATCAATCCTCCAAGAAATCCTCCAGTTCAATCTTACCCTCTGCCGCCGCAGCAGCCAAAGCGTACACGAACTGTCCAATTGTCATTCCGTGTCGTCTGGCTTCACGGTTGATGTACTTGCGTTCCTCCTCGCTCATAAGGATGGTAATGCGCTTAGAACGCTTGCCGTCACCGCTTGCAACGCCCTGATGCGATTCCGGCATCGGGATTTTTTTCTTTTTCAAGCCAGCTTCTGCTAGTGCACCGGGAATATCGCCCTGTTCGATAAGACGTTGAACTTCTTTCGCCTGTTTCAGCTTCTTCGGCTTACTTTCACTTACTACGGCATTGTTTGGCTGTGTTTCTCTGTCTTTGGCTTGCTTCGGCTTAATACTGCTTAATTCTGCTTCACTCGGCTGTGCATGGCTGTCTGTGGCTTCACTGGGCTTAATCTGTGCTTGTTCGGCATTATTCGGCTTCGTTTGGCTTACTTCTTCTTCCTTTGGCTCACTTCGGCTTAATGTCTGTTCCGAAAAAACAGGCTGGAAGTCAAACCCTCCCAACAAGCCGGATGTTTTTTTGCTGGTTGACTTCATTCCTCTACAGCCTCCATTCGAGCTCCACAATTAGGGCAGAAATTGATTGCCCACATAAAATTTTTCCTAAACTTCGCCATGCAGTTTGAGCAACCAATACCGGCCACTTTTACCCGTACGCCGCCGTTGTCTAAGTCCACATAGCTGTAATTTGCTTGTTCCCAATGTGCAATTGGACGCACAACATTCTCAGTTTTCTTTTTAGCCATTTTTATTTTCCCTCTACAATCATCTTCGCCAACGCCTTGAAATCCTCTGCGCTGGTACTTTTTGCCGTGTCACCGTTAAACAGGCTGTGCCGCTCTGCCTGCGCCTTTCGAACGCCCATAGACGGCCTAATCTTCACGTTTAACAGCATTGTCCCCATGCTCTGTGCAATCACAGGAAGCTGCTCCACGACCTCTTTGGACAGGTTTTCACGGCTCTTGTACTGGTTCAGAAGGAGCCCTTCAATCTTCAAGGTCGGGTTGAAATATCTGCGAACATCGCCAATGGTCTGCGAAAGTTGGCTCAATCCGGCAAGCGCATAGCGGTCTGCTGTAATGGGAACGATGATGCTGTTGGCAGCGATCAGAGCGTTTACAAGTGCAAGACCAAGCTGCGGGGGAGTGTCCAGTACAATGTAATCATACTGCTCAGACACTCTTTCAAGGGCTTCTCGCAGCCGGAAGTTCTTTCCAATGTCCCGGACAAGCTGCTCGTCAATGTCCTTCAATGCGTTGTCTGACGGCAGAATGTCACCTGCTTCGCAGTGCTGGATTCCTTCCTCTACTGTACCCTGCCGGGTCATTACATCGAACAAAGTACACACGTCCTCTGTCTGCGCACCGTATGTGTCCGTTGCGTTGCACTGGGCATCGCAGTCCACCAGCAGCACCTTCTTTCCAAGCAACTGCAACGCACCAGCCAGACAGGTGCTTGTGGTAGTCTTTCCTGTTCCGCCCTTCTGGTTGGCGACAGCTATGATTTTTGCCATTTTATCACTCTTTCTTTATTCTTTCGGTTCGTCAGGAAGTGGCATCCAATGGGTTACATGATATAACACATTATCATCAATCAGTTGGGTTTCACTATTGTTTCCATAGAACGCATCCGTCAACACATCATCTGTATACCATTTTTCGCCTTTGAAGTCACCATAATAACCGAAAGTAACGCCCATCACTTTATCATAAATGATAATCTGAACGTACTTGTCTGGCATCTTATCTTTTACGCTAATCCAACCCATTCTCGCTCCTTTCTGCATCATCTGCTCAATGTGCTACATCTGACTATTTCAAGAAGCTATCATCAAACGTAGCATAATCGTCAAGGTCTGCATCTTTCAAAATTGAATACATATAAGCGCCGGGGTCTTTTTCAATCCTATCAAGTCGCTCGCTGACAAGAATCCTGTATGCATTCTCAATGATGTTCACAACAGCTTCTTTTTTCTTGTTGGGCTTGATGTTCGGATACTTCTCCGGCAATCTCTTTGCCACCAGCTTTGCGGTCAAGATACACTGGCTTTTAGACATCTCCGGCGCAATAGATGCCCAATCAACATCCTCGTATGCGCCGCTGCGGGGCTTTCTGGCAGGTCGTTGGCTCTTTGGAACATCTTTTAGCTCTACGCTTTCAACCTCGTTAGCTTCCACGTCTATGACTGGCTCATTAGACTTGAAAGCTACATTGAACTTTACAGCAACCGCATTGCGACCTCTCATAACCTTGTCATATTCAACGCACAGGTCTGATACTTCGTTTATTTCAGCTACCGCAATATCAATGACACGCCGCCTAAGATGCTTGAACTCTTGATAGCTAGGTTCTCTTGCACCAAGCTGTTCCCTTAATCTATCCAACGTAATTTCGGGCTGGCTCACGCCACGTCCGATGAACTCTCGGAGAATTGAATACAGCAAAATGCTATACTGCGATTTCATATTCGCTGTGTAGCGCAAGCGATACTTGACATATCCACGCTCTGCAATGTCGAAGAAAACGGGTTGTAGAAGTGGGTTACAGCACAACGACACAGTAATGTTCATCAAACTAGGTTCAAAATTTACAGTTGCTCTGCTGAACAGGGGATACAGGTCAAACGAGCCTGAACCGTCACCTCTAGGAACTTCAACAGAGTTGTCGATGAAATGCTTAACCTGTGCTTTCAAATTCCTAGAGTTGATTTTTAACCCTAAAAATTCGCAATATTCTTGTAACGTAAACTGAACCGTTGAAGTTTCGGGGTCTCTCGGATTGATACGGCTAAGATACACTTCAAGCAGCCGAAGCTCTCCTGCTGTATAGTCAGTGAACTTTGCCCAAACAAGCTGTCTGCTTTTTTCAACCAAGTTCCCGCCTTTAATATCAGACAATCCTATCACGCCTCCTCTCGTATAAGAGTATATCACAAACAGGTGTACAAATCAATAGCGAGTGTACACCTGTTTCCACTTCTTGTACACCTAACTGTCCACATTTTGTACACCCGTTTCCACAATCTGTACACCTATATCCATTTTTTGTACACCTCTTTACATTATATAAAACAAGACTATTAACAGGATTATAAAATAACTTCTACTAATAGCAGAAGAAGAAAATTTTCCACAAAATCTTTTCTTTCTCTCTTAAAAAGTGGAAAACGCAAAGCGAATACTACTAAATAAACAGCTGTTCAACATCCAAAAGGTTGAAGCGTTTAACGGTTAGCTTTACCTAACGTGTACAAAAAGTGGATGAAAAACTTTTAATTCAATGCTATGGGGGACAGATTGACAAGCCAACCAATCGCAGACAATAGATTGACGGTAATTCGTTATTTATTCCGCACGAATGTTGTCGATTTACAGTTCATGGGGGACGGATTGACAAGGTAAATTTGCCCGATAGGTGTACAAAAAGTGGACAAAATGTTCTTCAAAAACTGCGATAATTCGACAATCAGCCAGTTATATTATTTGGATTCACGGTATAAGAATCGTTGGACTTCATAGCAGCTTCCGTTCCAGCGTCCTGTGCCTGATAGAGAATTTCCATCTTCGGGGCGGTTCCATTCGGGTCTGGGTCTGTTCCGGTAGCTTGCGCTATCTCGTAGTTGCCCGATACCATCCGGCAAACAGAGACCCTGTCCTTCAACGGTGTGTGGAGGTTTGCCAGAACCTCCGTCAGCACACCCATATGGTCTGATCCGTGATCTCCGTACCGGATGTACAACAAGGCATCTATTTCGTAGGAAGAACATTCCATCATAGCATCTATGAGAATCTGCCGCCTCTCCAGACCAGGAAGGTCATCTTCCAAATGTTCCAGCAGCCCCGGGTAAATGCAAGCGTCCATGTATCGAGCCGCCGATACACCACAGCAGGTAAACCAGCGCATAGCCGTTGGCAGGGAAATAGCTGCCAGGCCTTGCTCCCAATTGGCGACCGTGCCACGATTTATGCCCATCCGTGCCGCCAGCTTCTGCTGGCTTAGACCAGAGTGCATCCGTGCCATCTCTAATGCTTTGGCCGTTCTTACTAAATATTCATCCATAAATTCACGCCCTTTCAACAAAATTCTGCAAAACTGCCGGATTCGACAAGCCAAAAAATGGAAAAAGCTGCTATGGAGAACCAACAGCAGCCTGTGTTATAACTGTATTGTCAAAAAATTCCAAATAGAAAGGAAACACAAAATGAAAGAAACTGCAATCTGGAACCATGAACGTATGCCGATCATCGACGGAATGCCCGCCAGCGTTACCGATGGGCAGCCACACACACCTGAACCATGGGAGGAAAGCTAATGAACCGAACTGTAGATGCTCTGATTGTCCCATACGCCCGCAGACGGACGCTGGAGCTTGTCCTGAGCCTTTCTGGGTATGAAGCTGATAAAGATGCTTACCTCGAAGCAAAAGGCATCCTGGAACGCGCCGTAGCCGCCTTAGACGATGGGCGAGACCCGGCAGACAGCATCGAACGCATTGACGGACAGCTCGTAGAGCTGTGATTGGAGGAAAAATGGATAGGCGTTGTCCCTTTTGACTTGAACGCTCGTGGCTTCCCCGATGTAAAGTAACGGATGTGAAGAAAACGTTCGATTTTTGCGAAGTTGTTCAAATTGCATTGACTACACAACCAAAAGATGTATAATCATATCAAATGAACATTCGTATTTACTGATCGGGAGGATATGCCACAATGAGTGAACAGGAAAGAGCCAAGATTGACCGATTTATTGCATGGCTACTGGAACATCCTGAAAAGATTCCGGCAGCGGAGCAAGCCCTAGACCTGGAATAACAGAAACCCCCTTGCGCAGAGCTATACCAGCCCGGCACAAGGGGTTTTTATTTTACCGGGTCAGAACCATTTCTTTTTTCGGTTTCTACGGTAACGATATTTTCTGCTGTTGCCATATAGCACACGGTCATTGCCTTTTAACAAGGCCTGCATGAACCAAAAGCAAAAGGCACAGCTACACAACAAATAATACATGGGCTTACCTCACATCTTCTCGATCAGGTTCATCAGAGCTTCACGCTGTTCTTTCGGCATAGATTCAAGCTTTTTTCTAATCCGCTCCACTGCTGCATCGACTTCACTTTGTGGCTGCTGGGGCGGGTTTTCTTTTTGCTCGCCAGAAACCAAAGCATCCACGCTTGTTTCAAAATAAGAAGCTATCTTATCAAGCGTTTCATATTTCAATGTTTGCTTTCTTCCGTTCTTCAAATCGGTCAAAGACCCACGGCTTGCGCCCGATTCCTTGCACATAGTGGTCACGTTTACTCCACGCTGCTTGCAGAGTTTTTCAATATTTTCGTACAAGTTTGCCATAATTCCAGTCCTCGCATTGTAAGGTTTGCTGAAATTACGCGAACGCTTAAAAAGGTCTTGCATTTTACGCGAAAGCGTATTATACTAAGACCGTACCGCGAAGGCGTAATGAATGATTTCTAGCAACTTCATTATATTACACTTATGCGTAAAAATCAATAGCCGGAGGTGAAATAATGGCTGAAAAAAAGCCTCTGTGTGACTTTGGCAAACAAATCGAGATTGCTCTTATCCAAAAAGACAAGACCAATGACTGGTTGATTGAAAAAGTCAAGGAGGACACCGGACGATATTTTGACCGTTCTTACCTTTTCAAGGTTAAGACAGGGAAGCTGGAAACGCCCGGCATCAAGAAAAGCATCTGCCGGATTTTGAATATTCAGGATTCGAGCGAGTAAGAAAGGAGCAAAAATGAATGACATCATCTTATCCAACCAGAACGGCGAGCCGGTAGCATCTAGCCGTCAGATTGCAGAGAATTTCGACAAGAATCACCGTGACGTTCTTAGAGCGGTGGATAACCTCAAAGAAGATGTGCGCAATTTTGCGCAGATGTTCTTTGAAACCACCGTGCCGGACAGCTACAGCAGGGAACAGAGGGCTTACCTAATGAACCGTGACGGTTTCACCCTGCTGGCTATGGGATTTACCGGAAAGGCGGCTCTTGAGTGGAAGCTCAAGTACATTGCAGCGTTCAACGAAATGGAGAAGAAGCTGGCTAAACAGCCGCAGCTTACCCGCTCGCAGCTCCTTGCAACTGCGCTGATCGCAGCGCACGAAGAGCTGGAAGAGAAGGACAAACGGATTGCAGAGCTGACACCTGATGCAGAGTTTGCTCGTGCTGTGTGCATTGCAGACAACTGCCGGACAGCCACCAGCATTGCAAAGGACTACGGTTTGACTGCTGAAAAACTGAACAAGCTGCTTTACAGCCAGCGAGTCCAGTACAAAGACAGCGATGGTCAGTGGGTGCTGTACAAGCCCTATCAAGGCAAGGGATACACCAAGAATCGAAAAGGCAAAGCCATTCAGCGCTCTAACGGCAAGACTTATATCCCGAACACGACGGTCTGGACGGTCGAGGGCGAAAAGCTCATCCATGAGCAGCTTAAGAAGCTGGGCATCACGCCGAGAATCGAGACCAAAGCTGTTGCAGAACAGCAGGATTTCGGTGGATGGGAGGACTGAGCATGGAACAGATTTTGACATTGAAGGTAGACCTTGAGCACCCGGACGATGCGAAGTTCGACATTGACAAGGCGGTGGACGCTTACGAAGCGGACAAACTGAAGTGGACAGAAGAGGAGATTGCCGAAGCAAAGCATCTGGCGATGAAGATTATGACGCAGCTATGCTTGGACGGGTACGACATTAATTGGTGCAACACCGGAGAAGCCTACGGATTTATCTCGATCACCTTGTGGCTCAGGTCTGAAAACGACAAAAAAACGGACTGCGCTTGTTTGATGAGCCTGGATAAATGGAATCTGTGGATTGCAAAGTGCATCTGCTTGTGTCGAACTACCGGCAGGAACGTGCCTGCGTTCATCGTCAAAAAGGCTGGTGAGTGCTGGTGATGGAATTTCGCAAAGCGCAAAGCCGCAAACGCAGAATGAAGCTGGCAATGGCTGCTGGCGTATCACGAAACGATGCCAACAAGGTGCTTTGGATGGAGAAGTCCATCAACCAGTGCTTTGAACGCCATAATCGAGAAGCCAGACTGAAAGAGAGTGGTCGCATTGGAAGAAAAGTACTGTGAGCGCTGCGGCCTGTATCTTGGGGTTGTCAGACCGACAAGACGGTATTGCACGGAATGCAAGAGCGAGGCAAGCAAGGAACGTAGTAAAGAGCGAAAAAGGGCAGAGACTTCCTTCAAGCTGAAGAGTACTTTCTGTGCATGGTGCGGCAAGCCGATGCTAAAAAAATCAGCGGCGCAAAAATATCACAAAGAATGCGCTGTGGAAGCGAATAAGGCAAAGTCGGGGATGGCCGCAAAAGCCGCTTACAGAGCGAAAAAACAAGAAACAAAGAAACAGGAAAAGACGTTCCCATCTATCGGAGAAGTTCAAGCTTTCGCCGATAAGCTCGGCAAGCATTACGGCGAAGTATCACGGATGCTCGCAACAGGAGAATTGACTTATGAACGGTAAATACTACGGCAAGCGAGAAATCCGCTGGCACGGCCGGGAGAAAGAACGGCTGGAACACATCAACAAGCGAAAGGAGAAAAATGAAAGCACTTGTGGAAATCGCCCTAATCTGGGGCATCATTCTGGCGTTGATTCTTGCAGCGTTCCTTTTGAACCTGTGGCTGGTACACCTCATTGAACTACTGGTCGGCGCAAAAGGCACATGGGGGATCATCGTGGCGGCCGCTGTAATGGCAACAGGATGGATTTTTAGTTTTGGAAGCAAAAAGGAGAGCAAATGAAAACTTTGAAAGGCATGGTGTTGTCAATGCTCGGTCTGGTTGCGGCAATCGCATCAGTCGGGTGCGGAGACACGATTCAGGGCTGTCAGACCACCTCGCAGATGTTCGGATGGGCGATTGTATCTTGCGGTCTGCTTGCGGTGGCTATCGTTCTGTGTGCTCTGGCTGTTAGCGCCGAAGAAGAAAAACGCCGCGAACGCGAGCGCCGGAAAATCAAGCATGTTGCCTACCACACGAACGAGTGGAGGGATGCTCGATGAAATGCCCGTTATGCGGTAGCGACAACATCACAACGGTTGACAGCCGGTCTGCCCCCGACAGCATCGTTCGCAGAAAAAAGTGCCTTGTATGTAACTACCGGTGGTCTACCATTGAAATCGACAAAGACCAGTGGTACAGCGCACTGCAAATCAAAGAGGAACGTAAGAAGGGGAGACCGAAAGATGATTAACCTCGACAGATTCGGTGGCGTGACAGAGCCGGAGGACGGCGTGTATTTTATGACCAACGAGCAGATGGCAGAAGCCAAAAAAACTGACCGTATGGCTGAGATTGAGGACTTGCAGTCTGAGATTGAGGGCAGAGAAGCAGAGCTGAAAAACCTCCGCGCACAGTTGGCAGACCTGATGGCTGGTTGATTTTGTACAGCCAAATTAAGCCAAAGTAAGAACAATGAAGCCTAATAAAGCCGAAGAAAGGAGGACGATTCCATGACCGATAAGGAACTTGTCGAGTATCTTTGCAAATGGTTTTACGTTGATTCTGGAGGTACGTTACACAGAAAAGACAGGAAAAACAGTGCAGGAAGCTACGATAAAGACGGTTATTTGATTGTAAAAATCAAAGGGAAACAATACAAAGCACACCGCCTTGTATACGCACTTCATTATGGGCTAATGCCTATTGGAGTAATCGATCATATTAATGGAATCAGGACAGACAACAGGATTGAGAATCTTCGCTGCGTAACCCAAGCTGATAATGTTGCAAATACTGTTCAGGCCAGAAACACTTTAACTGGCGAGTACGGAATCTACGAAGACCGTTCAACGAAAGGTTTGAAACGCAAATATTCGTTCCACTTTAGCGGCAAAACATACCGATTCAAAACCATAGAAGAAGCTAAGAAAGCAAAAGATGCTTTATGGAAGGAGAAATATGGAAACACTTGTGAAGCTTTCCAAAATTCAAGGCGAGCTGAAAGCCCCAAAAAGCCAGCGCAATTCTTTTGGTAAGTACAATTACCGCAGCTGCGAAGACATTCTGGAAGCAGTAAAACCACTCCTTGCGAAATACGGAGCCTGTCTTGTTCTTGAAGACGAGCCTGTACAGAGTGGCGAGTACCACTATATCAAAGCGACTGCAACAATCTACGATTCGGAGACCGGAGACAAAATATCTAACACGGCATACGCCAGAGAGCCAAAGCAACAATCTGGTATGTCAGATTCCCAACTTACCGGCACTGCAAGCAGCTACGCCAGAAAGTACGCACTGAACGGTTTGTTCTGCATTGACGATACGAAGGACGCTGACACGGACGAGTACCAGAAGCAGACCACAAGCAGGGCAAACAAGCCTGCGCAGAAGCAAACGGAAGCGGAAACCATCCCCCCATGCGCTTGCTGCGGAAAGCAGTTGCAGCCTATTCAGTACAACAACCGCACAGTCACTCCGCTGGAAACTGCAAGAAGCACGAAGAAACGCTTTGGGCGTGTCCTGTGTTGGGACTGCGCTCAGAAACAGCCGAAGGAGGGCTAAACAATGCTTAACTCTATCGCAATTCAGGGGCGTTTGGTTCACACGCCCGAAGCTAAGGTCACGAAGTCTGGCAAGGATGTTTGCACGTTCAGCATTGCTTGCGACCGTCAGAGCGGCGGTCAGAAGGAAACCGACTTCTTCAACTGCACCGCATTTGGTAATACGGCACTGTTCGTTTCCAAGTGGTTCCAGAAGGGTAGCCTAATTCTGGTGACTGGTAGCATCCAGACCCGGAAATATATCGACAAGCAGGGAAACAACCGCACTGCAACGGAAATCATGGCAAACAAAGTTGATTTCTGCGGTGGAAAGTCTGACGGCAAGTCCTCCGACAAGGCGCAGGATGCACCGCAGAACTACTCTCAGGGCAACACGGATGACTTCTTTGTGATTGACGACAGTTCTGATCTCCCTTTTGACTAACGGTTACGCTACCGGAACAAAAGGCAAACCGCCTACCTTATATAAGAGCTGCGCTATCTGGCTGGACGGGCGTTTGGAAGATGATTACCTGTTGTCTCAACTGCAAATCACGCCACACAGCTTGCCACGACACTTGCGAGAAGTACAAGACAGAGAAGAAAGACTTTGAGGATCGCAAGGCATTCGTGCATGAGTTGAACCACAGCCAGAGCGTGTACCACCGCAACTACGAGGATAAGCACCGGGAACGCGGCAAGAAGCGGTTTCTCGGAAGTGAATTTAGAGGTGAACAAGGATGAACGAATGGAGAGATATAGTAAAAAATCCACCTCACAAATTGGATGGAGATTCGAGGGGGAACATTTTGGTTTGGTATAGCAATACGAAACGCGCAGAAGTTGTGAAAATGACCGTTGCGGTGTCGTTTCCTGACATTATGCCGTTCTGGATGCCACTCCCCAAACAACCAAAAGACAACGAATGAACACCGGCAAGCAGTTTGAAGCGGACTTCAAAGCATCCGTTCCACCCGATGCGTGGTGCTACCGCCTGAAAGACAGTGCTGCCACATATTATGGCGGCAACGAGAACCTGTCATTCTCCATCGACAACATCTGTGACTTCCTTGTGTACCGTTACCCGATGAACCACCTGTTTGAACTGAAAACCATTGAAACGCCCTCTATCCCTCTGGAAAAGGTGTTCGGCAAGTACGACAAGGCAAAGTGCAAATACCGCAAGGAAAAGCACATCACAGACATGGTGGAAGCAATGGGGTACAGCGGTCAGACCGCTCATGTGATAGTCAATTACCGGGCAGTCAACCGCACCTTTGCAATCCCTGCCAGCAAGGTTCTGGCGTTCCGATACAATGAAAGCCGCAAGAGCATCCCTTGGCAATGGGCAGAGCAAGAGGGGATAGAGGTCAAAGCAAAAATGATGCGTGTCCATTGGCGGTATGACGTGGATGCGCTGTTAAAGAGATTGGAGAAAGAACATGGCAATGGTATTTAAGTGCGACCGATGTGGAGAGATTTTTAATCGGAAAGTGCCTGGCATAAACGAGTGCTACGGAACAGCAAATTCGATTTTGTTCTTGGATTGTACGGTGGAACGAAACCGCTTTGGACTGGGCGAAGAACCAGTTCAACTTTGTCCGTCCTGCATGAAAGAACTGAATGACTGGTTAGAGCCAAATAAAGAAATACTAGACAACGGAAACAAGAACGAATGGAACAACATGACTACTCAACCGCAATGTAACGTGGCTGTCGAAATAAAGCTTGAAAATGGAGACCTCGACATTGCGTACCGCAGATATAACGATAAACGCTGGTTTCAAAGTAGTGGCGAGTGGGTTTCGAGCGATGCCAAAATTGTTGCATGGCGGTACATCGACTGAAAGGAGAACAGAAGTGAGCAATCATCGTTTTATCTGTCTTGTGATTACAATTCTGGCACTGTCACTCACACTGTTATTTACATCCTGTGGTTCAACATCTGCTGATGCCGAAACTAAAACTGAAACCGCTGACCACCCTTGCTACCATGTTACAGTTTATTCCCCGGAAATTGAAAAAGTAGGTTACGGTAGCGCACGGCATCCAAAGTACACCATTACGGTGGAAAGCTTTAACGAGCTGATTCCGATCTCTAGTGCAAGAGATTACAAACTACTCCAAATACCTCTGGGAGACGGTCGATTTGAGCTTGTATCCACTTCAATGGTTGAAATCGAATACTACTGAAAGAGGTAGAGATATGCAAAGGAAAATTTCAGACATTCTGCCCGAGACCGAAATCTTGGCGCAGTTGGCAGAAGAAGCGTCCGAACTGGCACAGGCTGCATTGGAGCTGCGCCGTGCGCTGGATGGCACGAACCCGACACCGAAGAGCGTTGAAGAGTGCCGGAGCGCATTTGAAGAAGAGTACGCAGACGTTGTGAACTGCATTATTGCGTTGGACATTGACGATGCAGCCTTTGATCGGATGCGGAAAATGCAGTACGAAAAGGAAGTCCGCTGGCTCTCTCGCCTTGAAGCAAAGGAGCAGTCAGATGAATAAGCGCAGAAGAAAGCATATCCACGAAATCGCAGACTCGCTTAGCCAGTTGAAGATGCAGATTGATGCACTATACGGTGAAGAATCTTCTGCTTTTATAAAAATTCAGAAGTCTATGTGTAATATGGCTGAATACGAAATCTCAAAGAACGCAGTTGATATGCTCGAATCTGCATCTTTGAGAGTAGAAAACGCAATTGCATTTCTTGAAGATGCGGAGAGCTGAGAGAAAGGTGGAGCTAATGGACAAGGAACAGCTTGCAATCGCACGGTTGCAGGACGCTGCAAGGCTATCAGAGCATCGGTACGATTTGATGGAGGATAACAATGGCACTGTTGAACCATGAAGAAACGATTGCGTTTTTGACACAAAAGGAAATTCAAGACGCTTTCTGGATGCGACCGCAGAAACGGTGCGTGACAAGTGTAAAGTTTAAGTGCGATTCGTGTTGGACTGAAACGCAGATTACAGACCCTCGATTCGCAACGGAAGTGATGAAAAAGAATCCAGAAAGTCCAAAATGCCCGATTTGTGGCGAAACAATGAGATGCATAAGTTGCGATGTAACAGTGAGGGATTAGTATGTTTGAATTTGTAACCCGCTGGCTGGTCTGCCTAGTCCTGCTGGCGGTAGTGGTTCAGTCCGAACGGACAATCAAAGACACGGTAGACAACCTGTTTGAAGAACGTCAGGCAATGCTTGTCTGGCTGTTCGTCAACGTGTGTCTAGCCGTTTGTACGGCTGTTGTGATGGGGTGGAAATAAAAATGGGGAACATCATTTTGAAAGCACTTTGCTTGCCACTTGTTGCACTGGTTATGATTTCTTCCTATATGACAACTAGAATTGATTGGCATGGTGACGATTGGTTGCTAATGGCATGTATTCTGGCAAGTATGGTGCTTTCAATTGTATTTGCGCTAATTATTTGGTTGAGGTAAATGATGATGGATAACGAACTTTACTGCCCAATGAAGATGACCAGCAATCCGCTTGGTCGGTGCATCTGCGAGAAAGAAAAATGCGCTTGGTGGCGACAGTTGGACAACTGCTGCTCCATCTGGTGGATTGCAACCAAGCTGGATAAAATCGAAACGAAGATGAAGAGGTGAGAGCGTGAAAAAGCGGATTTACCTTGTTCTTGAAACCGAAACGGACGAGGATGACAACAGCATTCTTAGCGATATTGAGCAAGAACTTGGAATGGCTACACACTATTTTGAAACGGTTTCTTATAGCGAGAACGGTTTTCCTGACAAATGGATTAGCGTCAAGGACGGGCAACCAAAACACCATACTCCAGTTCTTGCATTTTGCGATAACGGCGATACAATTTTTGGCTTTATGGACTTTTACAAAAATTGGGCAGAAGTCGGGAGTGAAATTCCATACGCCGTCACCCATTGGATGCCACTTCCTGAACCGCCAAAGGAGGTCTGATACATGGCAATCAATAAGAAAATCCGTGAGGTTGTGTATCAGAAATATAATGGACGCTGTGCGTATTGTGGCAGGGAAATTTCTTATAAGGATATGCAGGTAGACCACTTCAAACCTTTAAGAGCATGGGAACCGGATAACAAAAATGCAAACGATATTTCAAATTTGATGCCAGCTTGTCGAATGTGCAATCATTATAAACGTGCAAATTCTTTAGAGGTATTCCGCAAATACATTTATGAAATTCCAAGCAAGTTAAGAACTGATTACATTTATAAAATTGGAGTTGCATACGGGAATGTGATTGAAAACGAAAAACCAATTGAATTTCTTTTCGAAAAATTAGAAAAGGAATAAAGCGAGGTGATAACTCTTGGCAACACCCCCGAAGCGTGGTCGTGGCAGACCGCCGCTGACCGAAGCTGAAAAGAAAAAACGTGAAAAGCGAGCGCAAAAGGCGAAAGAAGAAGCTGCTGCGAAGCGTGAGAAAGAGCGCGAGAAGAAAAAGCAACAGATGCTTAACAAAAGGAAGTCTATCCGCTCACAGGTGAGTAAAAAGGTGAAAGAACAACAGGAGTTGGCTATCGAAAAGCTGAAGATGATGAACACAGGGGATTTGCAGTCAAGAATCGGCGATGAAGAGGACAAGAAAGTTATCGGCATGATTGCGGCCAAGTATTTTGGTGACCTTCCGAGCGTGGACATGAACAACCCGATTGAAGTGCAGCAACGCCTTGATTTCTTCTTTGACGCTTGCATCGAAGCCAGAATCTCTCCTGTGGTGGAATGGATTGCACTAGTGCTTGGCATCGAATGGCCTAGCCTGAGACAGATTATGACAGGCAAACGCCGTGACGACAGCTTACAGCAGAAGTACATCCTGAAGCTGATTCTGCAAATGCAGTCCATGTGGGCGTACAACGGTATGTACGGTCAGGAGAATCCGGCAGAGTGGATTTTCCGAGCAAAGAACTACTTCGGTATGCGTGACAACGTGGAAGTTACCGTTGCCCCGCCAGAACAGCCGTTGGGCGATGCCCAAAGCGTAGAGCAGCTTGCCCAGAAGTATCAGACGACTTTGCCGAAGGAGATTGACGTGGAGTACAGAGAGGTGGACGACTAATGCAAACTGACAGAGGAATCTACCACAAGCGAGTGTGCGACCGCTGCGGAGCGGTACAGGGCTGTAGAATGATGAACCCTGACGAATACTTCAAAGACTGGGCGTGGCGAAGGGACACAGGCGACCTGTGCCCGGAGTGCTATGAGGAGTATAAGCGCGTGATCGGGCAATTCAATGCCAACAGAAAGAGAAAGAGAGGGGAGAGATAATGGACGTTTACTGCACCACCGAACATTGCTCTTGCATGGGCATCAAGCAGTTCTCCGCTGGCAAGGCTATCCGATGCACAGAAGAATCCTGTGAGAACAAATCCGAGCCGTCCTGTGGCTCTTGCAAATGGTACGCAGAGCCGGAGGGCGTGTGCGTGAACGACCAGTCAGAACACGTTGCAGACTTCGTGTGGGATGAACGTGGATGCAAGGAATGGGAGAAGAAAGATGAAACGTCAGCAGACCTATAAAGGGCTTATTGGCAAGGGCTGGTACGACCAAAGCGAGTTTAGCCATTATTTTGCAGCGTGGGCAAACCATCGCAACAACTGGGCTATCCGCAAGGCTGACAATCGCAAGCTGGCAAAAGCAAGATTGAAGCAGATTGAACGCCAACAAATCAGAAAGGAACTAGACGAGTATGACAGCAGGGGAGAAAATCAGGAAGCGCAGGATTGAACTGCACGTCAAGCAGAAAGACCTTGCGAACAGAATCGGTGTAACAGCCGCTTTCATATCGGCTATTGAGTGCGGGAAACGCAAATGTAAAGAGAGGTGGCTTTTCAGAATCGCAACCGTCCTTGACTGCACCATATATGATTTGCAAGATGACGAGCCTAAAGGTTTGATTGACCCCGCTAATGATGATTTCGGAACGGTTTGCAACTGCGCTGTACGCTACTGCTTGGGCAGACGGTCATATATGCCTAGCCTTGTATGCAGATACATTATCTCGCTTCTGCCGGAGCTGACTGAAAAGACACTTGACTGCTTTGAACGTGACATTGCAGAACGCAAGAAAACTGGGTTTAACTTTGGCGATTCTTGCGACTATGAGACGTGGGATGCGTTCTACAAGGCGGTTTGCAATGAGATTGAAGGGAGAAAAGGCGATGAAAGTTGACTGTCCGTGGTGCAAAGTCGAAATGCTAAGAGTAGATGACCTCGTTTACAAGTGTTTTTACGATTTTACAAACCTTAAAGCGACCTGTTCTGGATGGAGATGCCCAAAATGCGGGAGAGAAATGTTTGACCGAAAATCGCTATTGAATGCGAATTTAACAATAGACGCAGAAAAGGAAGAAGAAAATGGACGCTCGACCTATTGACGCTATTGCGCTACGGAAACGTATCAAAGAATGGATACAGGAGTTTAGCGAAGAATTTTCTACGGAATATCGGTATCAGAGATGTGATTTGGAAGATTTGTTAGATTACATCGACACTGCACCAACAATCGAGGTAAAAGACAATGGCTAATTATCCAGAATACCTTGAACGAAACGCACTTATTGAAAGAATCCGAAAAGCTTATTGCGATGGCTGCGAGAACTACAATGGAGTTCGATGCAGTGCTTGCGGTATTGGCGATGCCATTGACGTTGTGGAAGATGCCCCAACAGCCTTAGAGCGTACTGCTAGATGGATATGGATTGTACAGGACGGTACATTTACAAGGTTTGAGTGTAGCGGATGCCACACAAAAAATCATCATACACGTTGGAACTACTGCCCGAACTGTGGAGCGAAAATGGAGAACGCGCATGGCTAACACACTTTGGCATCCGGCAAGCGAACAGCCACGAGAGCGGACGCAGCCTTTGTTGCTTGCGACTAAGACAACGTGGCGTGATAAAGATGGAAAAATGTTGCAAGGAATCTCGCCGACAACGTATTTTCTTGGCTGTTACGCAGACGGTCAGTTCTGGGACGAGATAGGCGAGAGACTGCCAAAAGATGTGACGGTGACGCATTGGATGGCGTTTCCGATGGTATAAGAGGGCTTATGGAAAACAATATCGTTATTACGCAAGATATGATTGACGCATTTACGACAGAAATGCAAGAAGCATACCAAAAGTACGGCGATGATGAAGAAATCGTTCACAGCATGATGGACGGCATCATGTGTGAAACCTTAGAAAATCTGGGCTTTGCGAAAGGCGTGGAAATCTTTGACAAAGCACCGAAATGGTATGCGTAAGGAGCAGTAAGCATGACGAACAAGAAATTTGGCATCATCATTATGGACTTGAGCCTTTTTGACTTTGGGTCGAAGCCACCTTGTGGGTACATCAAGGCAAAACATATCCGCCCAGTGTACGGCAAAGGCACAAGGCCTGTAAAGGCGCATAAGCGAATCACGAGAACGAGAGAGGGATTCAGAAAGTGACAGAACTCAAGAGATGCCCGTTCTGCGGCAAGAACGCAGTTTACATTGGTGTATGTGACGATGAAGGCAACTTTCATGGTCATTTGGGATGCGAGTACGAACAAGACCCGTGGAGCGGGCTTTCTTATGACTTGCATCACGAAGGATGGGGCAAATGTATCCTTTGCACGGATGGAGACAATCAAAGCATGGGTGGCGCACTGTTTGACACGGCAGAGGATGCTGTCGAAGCATGGAACAAACGCTACAAAGAGGATTGAGCATGGACAAAAAACGAGACAGCTTTACATTCCAACGATATTACTTTGAAGCCATCTCCACACTGAAAAGTAAAGAGAAGTTGGAACTCTACGATTCAATCTGCGCATACGTTTTTGAAGGAAAAGACGCAACTTTGAACTCAAAAAAAGCAGAATCTTGTTTTATTTTGATTAAGCATCTGCTCGATGAAGAACGAAAAAGAAGCGATATTGCGTCAAAAGGATGGTCTACACGAAAGTCAGCTCATCCTCATGTCATAAATGAGATGAAAGTCAGCTCATCTATGAGTTCGAAGTCAGATGATAATGAGCCCATTGTATCAACTGACGGTCAAATGAACGTCAAGACCTTGCCGGAAAGTGCGGTCAAGAAGAAATCTGACATCTTTTCAGACTTTGCTCATGGCGATAAAGCCCTGCTGGAATCCCTGCGAGAGTTCGCACAGATGCGTACAAGAATCAAAAAGCCTATGACAGACCGGGCAAAACAGATGCTATGCAACAAGCTAGAAAAGTTTGATCGGCATGACTGGAAAGCCATCCTTGACCAGAGCATCTATGCTGGATGGCAGGACATTTACGCATTAAAACAGGATGACCAGTACGAGCAAAGTACGAAGATGGAGTTTCCTAGACTATGACAATGGACGTTCAAACGGTATTTATCGGCGCGCTGATGCTCTGCAAGCCGGGCGTTGTGGATGAAATCATACCAGACCTTGAACTTGACTTGTTCAGACCTGAGCTGAGAGACGCTTTTGCGGCTGTTCAGGGCTATTGGACGGCTAGGGGTAAGATAGACATAATCGAGATAAACACGCAGCATCCAGACGTAGCGCAGACGCTCTTGGCGTGTGTACAAACCTGTGAATCAGAGTGTGTACGAATTGACAGGGAGCAGATGCAGCGTTGGGTACAGCTTATCAGAGAACAAGCTGCGCTCACTCGTGTGCAAGGTCTGGCATTTCAGATGACCAGCGAGCTTACAGACTATTCTGATCTATCAGACATTTACCAGCAGATGGGCGAGGCAATGAGCCTGAAAGCTGAGGAAGAAGATGCGTGGACATACGAGGATGTGCTGAACGACTATGTGCTTCACATGGACGAGAAGCCTGTGTATATCAAGACAGGCCTAGAGCGTCTGGATGAAGCGCTGCACATCTCACCGGGTGATTTCATCATTATCGGCGGCAGACCGTCTGCGGGCAAAACAGCCCTGTCCTTGCAAATAGCAGCAAGCATGGCAAAGCAGGATTACACCGTGTACTATTTCAGCTTAGAAACCAGCAAACGCAAGTTGGGCGCACGTCTGATGGCTAATCAAATATACTGCCCTCTGGACACAGTGAAAAATAAGGCGGTCAGCTTGAATGAGATTGACGGACAGGCAAAGAACATGAAGATGCCCTTATATATCCGCTCTGCTGCCGGAAAGAACGTGGCGTGGATGAAGGCTCAGGCTCTGCGTAAAAAGGCTCAAGTCATCTTCGTAGACTATCTTCAACTCATCCACGAAACAGGCGCAAAGGACAGATATGCTGCCATTACAGCCATATCCATTGCCTTACACGAGTTGGCGCAGACCACAGGCATTGTCGTGGTGGCACTGGCACAGCTTAATCGAAACCCATCCAAGCCCGGAGCAACGCCTACCAACTCCGACTTGCGAGAGAGCGGACAGATTGAACAGGACGCAGATGCAATCATCCTTCTGTCCGGCGATAACCCTGAAAAGTACCTGTTTCGACTAAGCAAGAACAAGGAAGGCGAGATAGGCGACCTTCCCATTACGTTTAACAAGCAGATTCAACGGTTTCAAGAGTATACTTGGATGGATTGAAAGGAAAACAAAAAGATGACACTGAATGATGTGATATTCGCTTTTGCTGCGATTATTTTTATTGCCTTTGGCTCTGCATTTTTTTTAGAATGGGCAGAAAAACACACTAAAAGCTTTACAATGGAAATCTTTTCGATGATTGGGGTTCCAGCGATTCTTTGGTGCATCGTATTGATTGCTTACAATGTGTTGCAAAAAAACGGTGTTCTTGTATGAATTGAATCAAGGAGGAACGACTATGAAAAAGATTTTGACCGTATGTGTATCCGCTCTTACGCTCATTATGCTGATGGCTGGATGCAACAAACAGGTGGTAGACCTAACGTATAGCTACTCATGGGCACAGCTGAAAATGCCCGATGGAACGATTGTTGATGGCAAGCTGAATAGTTGGGACGATTACGAGGGCGACCAGCTGCAAGTAAAGATTGACGGCGTGACCTATCTGGTTCATTCGTCGAACGTGGTCTTGCGGCATTGAAAGCGAATACGAAATCTAAGTGCATGGGCTGTCAGCAATGGCAGCCTTTTGCATATACGCACACAGAAGCCCTACAAACGCTTTTAAGGTCAGATGGCAAACTTATCGACTGAACACAGAAAACAGCGCTGACGTGACTCTACGTGGCTGTGAGCGCATTGTAGAGGTCTACGACTATTGCAGGAGGAGAAAATGGAATACATGACAGCCGATACAAAGGTCAATGGGTACATGGTTTACCCTCGATTCCTCTCGACTATTGGCGTTAGCCCAACAGAGAAAATTGTTTACATTTACCTGTTCAATCGTGCAAGGTCGTCACAGAGGGCAAGTAGAAGCGGAAAGTTTGCTGACCAACTAGGGCGAGTATACATCGTGTATCCCATCAAAGACCTTGCTGCCGATACTGGATTCACAGAACGATGGGTCAAGAAGTCTCTGAAAGAGCTGGAAGAAGCCGGGTTGATCGAGCGCAAGCGTAAAGGCAAGAACAAGCCCGATAAGATATACGTCAAAGTGCCGGAAGAATCTTCAAAGAGCGAAAAGGGAGGTGAACAATCATTCACCTCTGAGGGGAACGATACTTCACCTGTGAGGGGAACAATCGTTCACCTCCTTAATATAGAAGAAAAGAAAAGAAAAAAAGTTATTAAGAAAGCGGGCGACCCGCCCGATGGGAACGCCAGTACGCCGGACTTCGAGGATGTGAGCGAGTATTTTTTGGATGCTGGATGTGAAAACAGGCTTGCCAGCAGGTTCATGAACTACTATGAGGGAACAGGCTGGATGACCAAGACCGGAAAGCCTATAACAAACTGGAAGGCCTTTGCTGATATGTGGATTGACAAGGAACAGGAGAAGCAACAGTACTGTGAACCAGAGTTCAATCGTCTGTAAAGGTTCTTTCCCCCTATAACCCTCTATCTCCAAAGCTACACCGTTAGCCAGCAGAGCAGACCGTAGGCGAGAACTAGCGTGAGATTCGGACTGGTGGATGGTCTAGGACTATTTAACATGGAGAATTGACTTCATTTTGTAGTCGGTTGGATATGTACAAATGTTGCGTTTGCTATTCCTAGTAGAATCCTATGGATTGGACGTAATACCATAGTTTGTTACTGGGAATTAAATCGAGCAGGAACAGACCGAATCGGATGGTATGACTATTTTAGCAGAATAATCCCTAGATAATTACTAGGATATATAAGCGTATATTATAATAAGTACGATTGGTATACGAATTTGGTATGGATGGGCGAGAATAAAATTGACAGGTGTCTTGACACAAATTGATTTTTGGGTGGTCGGATGACTTAGCGACTATCGCATCTCCCTTCTTCTAAAAGTCAAACGACTATTTCACACAAAAAATACACGACTATTTGACGATAGTTCGCAAGAAAATGATACAACTATTGCTCTGCGACTATCAGCGGACAGCTCGTTGCTATACTATATATAGGACTTTCAAGCTGTGGTCGTCTGACGACTTTACGACTATTCCGCGACTATTTGCCGGGAGAAATTACGACTATTAGCTACGACTATTCCAGCCGGAACGCTACGACTATTGCTGACCTCTATTGGCTATCGGGCGAAAGCCCGAAAAGAGATGCGGCGGCAAGCCGCCAGTGGTTCCGCGCCCCTGCCGCTGGACTGCCCCGCCGTGTGGAGTGTGCCAGGCAGACCCGGCGCGCCCTGACTGCTGACCCGGTGCCAGACCTTCAGCCGTTGCGCTGACTTCTGCACCGGATGCAAGCCGGATGCACTGACCCGCTGCCGTTGGCATGGTCTGCGCTATGATGCACCGCCGGGCATGGATCCATAACAGGGGCGCACCCTTGTACCCTTATATACCTTATTATAATGGGGCGGCTGTGCTGAGCTGTACAGCGTCCGGGCGTGGCGTTGGTGTCTGGTATCGGTGCGGGTGCAGCGTTTGATGGTATGCCCTCCAGCGTGGCGCGGGCGGTGTATAGGCGGCTTGTGTATTTGCTGTATTGTGTGTGCTGGAATGGGGCAAATCAACGGAAACGCCGCTGTAAAGCCCTGTAAACGGTTTTGGCATTTTGGCTGTATAATTGCATGAACGGAATAAAAGCCGCTGTAAACGCTTGTTGGCAGCTCATACGTTGCCGGGCAAAAATAAAATCCCTGCACCCTCAGCAGGTGCAAGGCAAAAGAAAAACCCCGCCGGACTGGGGCGGGGTTGAATATAAAAGTGCGTCAGCGCTGGCGGCGCCAAACATTATAATCTGTTGCCGTCATGATGGTATAGCCGCCGCAAACCTTGACAACAACGTCTGCACCGGTTGCGGCCTTGCGTGCGTAGTAACGGGTGGTATACAGTCCTGTATTGATGTCATATCCCTTATTAGTGTTAGTCATTGTGTAACCCTCCATATTATATAAGTGTGTTCCGGCGTCCTTATTTGGACGCCTTGAACAGTGCCGAGAAAAACCAAAAGATGAACAGGATACAAGAAAATATCATGTGCAGCGCCTCCCCTTAAATACGCCCTTCGGCTGTTTTGTCGAAAATATAGTGTGATCCGCTGTCGCTCCGGCGCACAAAAATGTCATCTTGCCAGCCGTTAGAAACGATTATACGCAACATGGTCAGCATACCGTCATAATATGCTTTATCTTTTGCCGTTTTTTGGTGCTGTCCGGCTTTATCGAGTGCAGCAAGTGCACAGCTAAATCTTTTTTCGTCAATCATGTTATAACCCCCTTTATACCACGCTGAAGCGCTTGTAGGTGGTCTTGCTGCTGCACTCGGCGTAAACATCCGGGTGCAGCGTCTTGAGAAGCTTGCTATCTAACCGGACACTTTGAACGTCCTTATAGATAGCTTTTGCCGTACCTTGCGCCATTTCCGGCGCACCCTGCATCATGCCGATAATATCAGCTTTAATGCTTTCGTTCATTGCTTCAAGCTCTTCCAAAAGCCGCTTGTTTTCGCGGTATTCGTTCACCTTTTCTTCAAACAACGTCATTTTTTTATACCTCCATAAAAAGATGCAAGGCGGAATTTGCTTTTTTGTGTCGCTCAAAATCGGCCTGTGTACCGTGCCCAAAATTAAAAGCGCCGGTAATGCGTTCCGCGTCCCATATACTATAAGCACCGGCGTTAATAGCGGCTTTAACGTTGCCGCGATACTCTGCCGCAAGCTCCGGCTTATAAATATCAATTGTCATTTTTGCCCCTCCTTATTAGCTGTTAAGAAACGCGATCATAACCAGCGCACCGGAAATCATGCCGCCAACGTACCAGAGGGCGGCCCACTGGGAAAAGTCAAGAGTAATCATTTTCACACCCTCCTATTAGTCAAATTCCGGCATAGCCAAAATAATTTTTTTGCACCGCTCAACGCTGAGGCGGTAGGGCTTTGCCCTCATGAGGTTATCGGCTACAATCTGAGTGTATACCATCAATGGCAGCTCAAAAAGTCCGGCACATTTCGGATAAAGGCGCACAGCCTGATTTCTGATTTCTGCGTTCAATTCGTCGGTTCTCGTCATCGTTTAGTCCTCCTTATACTGCGGGATGTAGCCCAGCACCTTAACTTTTGCCGGGATGATGTAATAGATCTGTCCATAATCGGGGCACCAAAAAGCATTGTATTGTTTTCCATCGTCGCCAAGCGCCTTGCACTCTACCTCGCAGGTAAAGCGTTTTAAAGCGGTTTCTGTGAGCATTGCTGCCACATCTGCGGCGGGCTGCGCGTTAAACGCTGCCACTGCCTTTTCTGCGTCTGGCAGCTTGTCAAATACTCCCAGTGTCCAGCCCGCACCCTCTAAGATGTAGTCCACCATATACAAGCCGCTGTCACTGCACCAGAGCCACACAATGGGCTTAATGGTCATTCTGCGGTTGTTCTGGGCTTCATAGAGCTGGTCAAGAGTGCCAGTCATTAAGCTGCCGTCCGCAAAAGATGCGGTAAAAAGGTCTGCACACTTCAATGTGCTTTTCATGGTTTTTTGTCCTCCTGTTTTGTGGTGGTGTGGTGGTGTACATCCTCTGTACATTTACTATTATACATGATTAAACGTACAAGTCAATAGTATATTCAAGATTAAACGTACAAGCATATAAAAACGTTGCATATGCAACATACAAGCACTGCACACCCCAGCACTTGCCTCCGTTTCGATCGTCCCCGCACGGCCTGCCCTGCTGCCTGTGCTGTGCAGTCTGTCCGGGTGCGCTGGGGCTGTGGTCTCCACCGGCGGGGTATATAGCCGCCGCCCAGCCCCGCCCGGTCAGTCCCGTCACCACCGAAAAAATAAAAAAGGCTCAAAAAATCACCCCACCCCCATTGTCAATCTCAAAAATTCCGCCGCAAAAACAAAAAGACCCCTACAAAGGGTCTGCGTTCTGTGCTATACTTGCCTTACAAGCCTTGAAAGGGAGGAATCTACAATGGCTAAAAATAAAATGACAACATGTAAGCACTGTGGCGCAGAGATTGCCGCAAGTGCAAAGGTCTGCCCTCAGTGTGGCGGTAAGAATAAACCGCCCATCTACAAACGCTGGTGGTTCATCGCTATTATCGTACTGATTGTTCTGTCTGCCATTGGCGGCTCTGGTAGTAGCTCTGACGGCTCTGCAAGCAGCAGTAAATCAACATCTAAGGCAAGCACATCCACTGCTTCTTCCGTTGCATCTGTTGTACCTGAAATTAGTGAGGATGATTACAAGGCAGAGTGCCAGACTGTGGACTATAAGGAATTGTGCCGCTATCCTGAAAAGTATGAAGGGACTAAGATTGTAGTCAAGGTAAAGGTCTCGCAGATTATTGACGCAAACTTCTCCGGCAGCGAGAAAGCATGGAGAACTTACACGGACAATAGCGGATATGGCTTCTATGCTGATGACGAGTATTATATGCTGGATAAGCGTGGCGGCGATGCTGTAAAGATTCTGGACGATGATATTATCACCGTCTATGGTGAGTTCACCGGGCTTGAAAAAATCACCAGAGCATTGACTAGCACTACTGATGAGCTGCCACGAGTTGAAGTCAAGTACGCAGACCTTGTAGAGGAATAATCGCATAACATAAAAAACCAGTGGCTAGATGTTCTCTAACCACTGGCTTTTCTTATAGGCTGTTTACTTTACAATTTCAGAGTGATAGGGATGATACTCAACATTAGGCAGGGGAATCCAATACTTTACATCGTGCATGATGCACTTGTTGTCCCGGAGCAGAACAGGCTCGATCTCGCCGTTCTCGTCCGGTTCAAAGGAAAGCTGACCGCTATCGACAACCTTTCCGTCACAAGCGATAACAGGCTCGTGGACGCACTCGCCGTAGTCAACGGTGCGCCAGAGTTTCAGCATGGTCTCGAAAGCGTAGTTGAGGTATTCCTTCATATCCTGAATCTTATCTGCGGTAAGCATAGTTGTTCTCCTTTCACATGGGCATCTGGGTCTGACCGTTCGTGACCTGAACCAACATAACGGAGTTTGCACACGGTCTCCACTTCTTGATGTACTCGACAGCTTCATCAAACCGCTTCTTCGGCACGTTGTTTCGACTGTTCACGTTGAACCAGTCCTGAATGTCCCGGTTGCATTCCATAAACAGCTTCTGAGAGACGCTACGGCTCTTGTAGGCCGGGCTGTCCATGCCGCCAAGAGCGTTGATGACCACCGTGTTCACGACACGCTTCAACACACGCTGCTGGTTGTAGTCGATGGTCATAGTATTCTCAAGAGCGGAAATACGTTGCTCCTGTTTCATGGTGCGCTGGTCAATCACAAGGATTGCTTGCAGTTCCTTAGAAAGCCCTGCGAACTGGTTGGCTGACACATTCTTCTCAAGGTCAATCAGCTTTTGACGAATCTCCATGCCCTGCGGTGTCCGCTGAATCATCGCAATGTGCTTTGCCATGTCAAGGCTAAGAACATGGTCTGCGCTAGGACGGCCACCAAGAGGGTTTTGCTCATTTTTGAGCAAAACTGAAAAGTCCGTTCCTTCGACAAAACCAATGTCAATCATGCGCTTAATCCAGTCTTTGTATGCGGTCTTGATTTTGAGCCGCTCGTGCAGTTCTCGACCCAGCACAACCTTTTCGCCAGTGTCGGTATCATACACAGGGATAACATCTTCGGAGAAGATACGGATGTTTTCAAGGCTATTATTCATAAAATTTTATCCTTATGTCTTGCGAGAGCAAGCCATCTTTGGTATAATAACCAAAAGAGGGTCTATACTCTCTGAGTGTTTCATAAGACGTTCGCTGTGGTCGGCAAACTTTAGCGAGCGTCTTATTCTTTTTCATCGGTCTCCGGGATGGGATGCACCTCAAAGAACGTGTCACGGATGGCTGCGGCTTGTGCAACCTTGTGTTCGGTGCAATAGGCTTTCAGCCATTGGAACTGCCGTTCGGTCAGCGCAACAGTGAACGTATGATTGTGGCGTTCAAGATAAGGACTGTACATAAACTCACCTCCCTTCATGTAGGTGCAACCAGTATATGCAATATGTTGTGGTTTGTCAATTACGCAAACGCTTAATGTAGTACTGGTATCTGTACAAAATCCAAAAGTTTGTAGACTTGCACAAAATTTAACTGTTGTTTTTGGCTGCTCCGGCTTCGTACCCTGCCCGGTAGTTCAGTTCGGACAGCTTGCCCAGCGCTTCTGCGTAATCCCTGTCCTCGCTGGTCGGCTCTTTGCCGTGTGCGAGGGTTTTCAGAAATTCTTCGGTTGTCGTGGGAAAGTTCATGTTTTTTGCTCCTTTCTATTGCAGAAGCGGTCTGCTTCTGCTATAATAATTGACAGAAACCGAGACTGCGCCCTTGGTTGCGCAGCTTCTGTTTTGTGGTGGAATAGGTCGTCAGTGCTACTTTGGTCGGTATACTGACGGCCTATTTTTTATGCCACAAAGGATAAATCTACCGTTGTTGGCTGATTCATCGTGTGTTCTGCTGTCTTAGATTATAGACGCTTTGTATATAGTTGTCAACAGCCCAATTTGTATAATTTGCATCAGATATTTCTGATTTTTACTCATTCTAACGTAAATTTACGTTATTTGATAGTACTTTCGTAAACGGATTAGTTTACCCTAGTTATAGTAACTTGAAAATTATTTTTCGATAATTCGTAAGGCTACTATTCAAGTATACAGTTTGTAAAGCAACGAAAAAGTTTACAGCCCTTTGACCACCCTATTGATAGTAAAAAGCTAAAAATACGCAAACTTTCTCTTGACGATTAAACGTACATGGTGTATAATAGGGTCAAGAAAGAGAGCTGGTAAAAATGAAGAATGTGGCTGCGTATGTCAGAGTTTCCACGGATGGGCAATGTGGCGAAGATAAATTCGGAATGGAAGCCCAGAAAGAGCAAATCGAAGAATACTGCCGCAAGAATGATATGAATATCATCAAGTGGTTTACTGATGCTGGCGAATCTGGCGCAAAGGAAAGGCCGGGATTTGACAGTATTGTGTATGGCGATGTTTCTAATCCTCCATATGAAGCGGTTGTTGTTGCAAAAAGTGATCGAGTTGCAAGAGATATCAACGTTTATTATTATTACAAGATGCTTCTGCTCAAAAAAGAGATTTCTCTTATTAGCGTTGCGGAAGATTTTGGGAAAATGGGAGTTTTTTCTACAATGCTTGAAGCTTTTACCCTTTGCTGCGCTCAAATGGAGCGTGAGAACATCACGAAAAGGACTTCTAGCGGCAGAGCCATTAAGGCTGCAAGTGGCGGCTATAGCGGCGGCAAGGCTCCTATGGGGTACGAGGTTAAGGATGGTGAACTTTCGATCAAAGAAGATGAAGCGATAATTGTTCGTCGTGCTTTTGAATTGCGTGATGCTGGCAATACAATTCGTGGCGTAGCGGACAAATTGAATGAAGAAGGTTACTGCGGCAGAAATGGAAAGCCGTTTACATCTAGCACAATTCAATCCATTCTTGGAAACAGAAAGACCTATGAGGGCTATTACCGTTACGGTAAAAGTGATGAATGGGTAAAAGGAAAGCAGGAACCTATTTTGTAAAAATTGCGATTGCAGTTTTTAATAGAAAAGGCGGCAGTCCCACCACAGAACTACCGCCAAAGTGACCACCACTAATCCATCAACAGAAAGAAATGGTAGTATAAGTATTATACCATTTCTTTTGGGAGTCCGCAATAACAAAGGAGAAAATATGGACTTTGAAAAGCAAATGGAAAAGTTGTCAGAAGATGAAAAACATTATTGCGTGTATATCTGGTTTTTCATTGAACACAAAGAACTCACGCCATTTTATGTTGGCATGGGCAGAAAAGGAAGATACAAAGACATTAAAAAGAGGAGCGAGACATTCAAACAGTTTTTGGATAAGTACGAATGCGTCACTCTGAAAATCTCTGATGAATTGCCTAGAGATGTTGCAAGAGCAATGGAAATTTCGACAAAATATAAGCTGAAGGAAAAAGGCTATCCGATTATTGACGCAGAAGAAGATAAAACCGAATATAAGAGAAGATTTCTTGATGGAATTGCAAAGGCAAAGGCCGCTGGGAAATATAAGGGAAGAAAACCAACCTCTTATAATTTTTCTTTGTATAAGGAACTTTACGAAAAGGTTTCGCAAAATCTTTTGACCGTCACCGATGCTGCCAAGCAGCTTGGTGTGACCCGCCAGACATGGTATCGGATTGCTGAACAGAACAGGTGAAAGGAGCAAGAGCCTATGGATAAGTGGAACAACAGAAACTCGTATGACTGGCTTGCGGGGGCAGTCGTTGGATTGCTTACCGGGTTCTTCATTGTGGTTGTGGTTGCGAGGTGCGTTTTGTGATACTTAGTGACAACATGAAGCATCTGATCGACACGCTGAACGCCTATGAACCAGACCTTCCGAATGGGTTCTATTCTGTAAAAGCCCTGCAAGATAAGCTAGACTTCACGGCACAGTTCGTTCTTGAATCTCTTGCCAACGATGGATTGATACGCTGGGGCGATACGCAGCACACGGCGTTCTGGCTGTTGGAACGTGCTAGAAATTACAAGAAAATCCATAGGCTGGAAAAGATTGAACAGTGGAAGGAACGTGCGATAGGCTTTGTTTGCGGCGTTCTGACAAGCGTTGTCGCAGGTGCGATTAGTATTGTGTTGGCTGGTATTTTCAGTTGACATTGTTCGCAGCCTAAAATAAAACCGAATATTTGATTTTTGTGCAGTTGTAGGCACTCTTTACATTTTCAGGTAGGGGGTGCCTATTTTTTATGCAGCCAAAGCAGTGTATCGCCATCATTGATAGCATCAAAGCGTATGCAAAGCAGAATCCGACCGAAGCACAGGTCTATGAGGACTGGTTTCAGGCGGTGGTGAACCTGAAAGACGCTCTGCCGCAGGACAAACGGTTCGATGCCTACAAATACTCTGGTGAGCTGCGCTCCGTCTGTGCAACCATGATGGGCAAGATGAAAACAGGCGAGGACGTGGCGAAGGTCTATGATATTATCAGCCGGACGTACCTGTTTGAAGCAAAGGACGTGTTTGACAGTTATTGCATCTACCTTGAATGGAATCGTGCGCCGGAGAAGAAGTTCTATCAGCCCAGACGCAGAGTGCTAAAAGTGCTGGCAGACGACCTAGAGGACTTGTTCTATAAGCGGATAGATTTCTTGGGGGTCAGTCTTCCGGCTCGCGTAGGCAAGAGTACGCTGTGCATTTTCTTCATCACATGGCTTATGGGCAACCGCCCTGACGTTGCATCGGTTATGAGCGGACACTCTGACAAGCTGACCAACGGTTTCTATGGAGAAGTCCTGTCCATCATCACCGACCCTGTGACCTACAACTGGGGCAAAATCTTCCCTGACGTTCAGCTTGTGGACAAGAGCGCAAAGGACGAAAGCGTTGACCTGAACCGCAAAAAGCGTTTTCCTACCCTTACTTGCCGCTCCATTGGCGGTACGCTGACCGGCGCAGTTGAAATCGGCGAGGGCGGCGTTCTGTACAGCGATGACTTGATCGAGGACTTGGAAGAAAGCTTGAATGTTGAGCGTCTGAACAACAAGTACGATGCTTACCTAAACCAGCTGAAAGACCGTAAAAAGCAGGGCGCATTGGAGCTGATGGTCGGCACACGCTGGAACGTGCTTGACCCTCTTGGACGCATCCAGAACCAGTATGCAGACAACCCAAAGTACAGATTTCGGGTGATTCCTGCGGTAGACGAGAGCGGACACAGCAACTTCAATTATGACTACGGCGTGGGATTTGACGATGCCTACTATGCAGACATGAAAGCCAGCATTGACGATGCAACATGGTGGGCAAAGTACATGGGCAAACCCTATGTGCGTGAAGGTCTGCTGTTCCCTGCCGATGAACTGCGGTATTTCAACGGCGTTCTGCCTGATGGAGAGCCTGATCGCAAGCTCATGGTCGAAGATATTGCTTGGGGCGGCGGCGATTTTACATCCGGCCCCATCGCCTATGTTTATAATGGCTCTGTGTTTATTCCCGATGTTGTTTTCAATAATGGCGATAAAACCGTTACCAAGCCTGAAACGGTCGGAAAAATTATTCAACATAAATTGAACACATACAGAGGTGAAGCTAATAATGGTGGCGATGAATACTGCGATAGTATAGACAGTATGCTCCGGCAGCAGGGCTATCACTGCTCTGTTCGCAGCCAACGTGCGCCCAGCGGTCAAAGCAAGCTGTCCAGAATCATCCAGTATGCGCCGGACATCAAGCGGTTTTACTTTCTTGACGAGAAACACCAGTCGAAAGAGTACAAGGCGTTCATGGAACAGGTGACGATGTTTACGCAGCTTGGCAAAGTTTCGCACGATGATGCACCGGATAGTCTGGCACAGCTTGCCGATGAACTGTATAACGGAATCAGTAAAATTGAGCCTGTCAAGAGGCCTTTTTGATTAAAAACACAATATATTGTGTTCGCTGGGTCTATTTATTTGATTTTACCACTTGACAACGCTTATAATGTATGCAGGAAGTTTTGCAGCTTCCTCTAAGGAATAGCCCGGCATAGCGAGGTTTTGTCATTTTTACTCGCTTGTGTGTCAACGAGCATATTTCTCCTTTCACCGGCGAATGCTTTTCACTCTTTCCATTCGCCGGATTTATATGTTGCGGTCCCTGTTGGTTGGGAATGTCAGCCCGTCTCCCCCACGGCTGGCAAGCAACGGTTCGATTCCGTTACGCAGCGCAACGATTCACTTCTGTTTTCATGGAAATTTTCCTTTTACAACCTCCAATCATTATTCCCGGCTCTCGATGAAATGGGTTTTGTGACATTTTACCATTTCAAAGAGCGACAATGAATCAAGCCGGGTACATGACACAGAGTGGAGCAGTCTGGTAGCTCGTCGGGTTCATAACTCGAAGGTCGTTGGTTCAAATCCATCCTTTGTGTCCATCAGCGATTTGCTCCAGTCGGGGCAATCGTGGCTTTTGACACCCGACAAGTCAGAGCCTAGCATGACTGGGAGTGCGAACAGTTTCCCAGTAGCTTCTGACAGGTCTGTGCTAAACAGCCTGTTTCCAGAAATTCAACGAAAGGAGTGCTCATGCTAGTTAGAATCTGTTGCCCTTGTATCAGGCAGAATCCCATCTATAAGAACGTCCGCTGCAACCGCTATCTTGGCGAAGTAGACGGACGATACCATTTCAAGTGCGACAGATGCAAGGGCGTTATCGAAGGAGATACAAGGGAAGGATGGGTGAAAATCATCCATCCACCGGAAAAGTAAATAGCTTTTGAAGCGCAGTTTTGGCGCAGTGAGATAGACCTTAACAGGTTTGTCTTGCTGCGCTTTTTATTTTGCCGGAAAGGAGGAACGCATGGCTGAGTATCAGGTAGTTGTTGATGGCTTTTTGAATAAGCCACTGACCGGACGCAGACCGATTGAAACGCCGGAGACGGAAATCAATCGGGCAAACGTGCTGAAAGTTGTCATGGGCAAGGCAGAGCCTATTCATCTGCTGAACAAGAATGAGATCCGCTTTCTGCACAACTACTACTTGGGTAGCCAGCCTGTCCTCCATCGCACGAAGGAGTACCACGCTGAAATCACCAACCGCATTGTAGAGAATCATGCCAACGAGTGCGTGGGCTTCTACACCGGCTACATGAGCGGTACGCCTTGCTCTTATGTGCGGTCTGAAACGGCGACTGGTGACGGTGAGGAAATTGCTCGCCTATCCAACGCCTTGCAGTATGAGGGCAAGGATGCGCTTGATCGGCGGCTCTGGCAGTGGATGTTGGAGTGTGGACAGGGATACCGCATTGTTCTTCCTGACAAGGGGTACAGCGGCAACTATCCGGACGAAACACCCCTGCTGGTGGATGTTCCAGACCCAGACATGGCGTATGTGATTTACAACTCCGGCATCGGGCATAAGCCCATTGCCAACGTGCTGCACATCCCACGCAATTATCAGAATGACCTGAACGACCTGATTTGCGTATACACGCCAAACCAGTACTTTGAAATCGACAACGGCAAGGTCACAAAATTGGAGAATCATTCTCTGGGAATGTTGCCGATGGTCGAATATAAGCTCAACCCGGAGCGTATGGGTCTGTTTGAACCCGCTATCCCTGTGTTGGATGCCATCAACGACCTTGAAAGCAACCGGCTGGACGGTGTGGCGCAGTTCATCCAGTCCATCATGGTGTTTACCAACTGCCTTGTGGACAAGGATGCTCTCGACCAAGTAAAAGAACTTGGCGCAATGTGTCTGAAGTCCACCGCTGGTCTGCCTGCTTCTGTCTCACAGATTGCAAACGAGCTTGACCAGCAGCAGAGCCAGACCCTGCTTGATTCCATGTTGAACGTGTACCGCAGCCTGACTGCCATGCCTAGTGCAACTGGTAGCGAAAATGCAACGTCTGACAACGTGGGCGCAGTTATTGTCCGAAACGGCTGGAATCACACAGAAGCAAGGGCGCAGCAGTATGAGAATATGTTCAAGTTTGCGGAACGCCAAAGCCTGTCTGTGATGCTCAAAATTCTGCGTGATACGGCTGGTTCTAAGCTAATGGCAAGCGACATCAATATCAAGTTGCCACGCCGCCAGTATGATAACCAGCAAAGCAAGGTTCAGATTTTTGCACAGATGCTTAGTCAGAGCATTGACCCGCAGTTGGCATTCACAACGCCCGGTCTGTTCCCTGACCCGCAGGCTGCTTACGAAATGAGCAAGCCCTTCCTGATTGCCGCTGGCAAGTTGGGAGAGGACGGAAAGGCACCGAAGCCGCAGGAACAGCCGACTGACCATATTGCCAACCCCGGCAAAATGGTTGGCGAACAGACTAATGCAAAGGAAGGAGAGCAAAAATGAAGAAGCTGTTTATTTCTTGCCCGATGAAGAATCGGTCGGAAGAAAATATTCGGATGACGTTTGACCGTTTGCACAAGATTGCCGAAGCAGTGTACGGTGAAAGTCTTGAGGTTATCCCGACCTATATCGAAGATAACCCGCCTAAGTGCAGAACTGAAGGACTTTGGTATCTTGGAAAGAGCATCGAACTTCTCGCACAGGCTGATTATTTTATCGGCATTTGCGGCGATAATGCCTTTCAGTATAACGGCTGTACTGTAGAAATTGATGCTGCAAAGTTGTATGGCGTTCCAGTCTATCTTGTCCCGACCGTTTTCGCCGCTCCTGATGCTGCGAAAGAAGAACTGGTTTACAACGGCGCAGGGGAACTAATCGACTAAAAATCAATCCGCGTAAGCGGGCTGATATATTCCGGCAGGGAAGCCGGGATACAAATTTCGCAGCGTTGCAGGGAAGCAACGGTAAAAAAACGCAGGAGGAAATTAACGATATGAAACTCAATGTGTTGCTTGGTGATGCCTACAAAGAGGGCATGACCGCCGATGAAATCATTTCTGCGCTTGAAAAGGTTGCAGACCCTAACGCAGAAGTTGAGAAGCTGCGCAACGCCGTGACGAAAGCCAATGGCGAAGCTGCCGAGTATAAGAAGCAGCTCAAGGCAAAGCGTACCGATGACGAGAACGCCGCACAGGAACAGGCTGACAAGCTGGCAGAGATGCAAAAGCAGATTGAAGCCCTGACTGCCGACAAGGAAAACCTCATCAAGGAAAAAACTTTTGCATCTTACCGTGAGAAGTTTGTTGCACAGGGTTATGATGCTGAACTGGCTGGCAAGGCTGCATCTGCACTGGCTGACGGCGACGTGGACAAGGTGTTTAAGTTCCAGTCGGAGTTTATGATCGCCCACGACACCGCTTACAAGGCTTCTCTGCTGAAGGATATGCCCACACCTCCGGGCGCGGATGGCAAGGGCGGTTCTGATAGCGAAGGCGTGGCGTTTGCTAAGAGCCTTGCACAGCAGAACGCAAATACTTCTAAGGCATCGAGTGACGCAATGAGTGCTTTCCATTAACAAGGAGGAAAACATGAAGTTTACCCGAAACACGGTCAACGGAATCAACGATACCATCCTTGCTTCCAATGACTATACCGCCATCCCCTTTACCGTTGCTGGTACTGACGTGGTAAAGGCCGGTTATCCCATGACGCTGGCTGGCGCGAAAGCTACCGCGTCCGGTGACACTGGCGCAAAGACCATCAACGCTGATGGCATTTTGCTGTATGACGTTGACCCGAACGAGAACCCCAACGCTTCTCTGCTGATTCGTGGCGTTATCGACACCAAGAAAGCAGCTGCAAGTTCTGGCTTCACCTTTGACGCTGACGCAATCAAGGCACTCAAGACCGCCGTCCCCGGCATCTTCTGCCGTGACAACATCAGCGTGAACGCTTAATAGGAGGTAAAACAACATGGCACTGAATCTTAAGGAAGTCTTTGCCCCGGCTGCGATTGCCGCCTATTGGACGAATGACCCTACCAATGCGATGCCTTTTGCATCTGACGCACTGTTCCCCGCAAAGAAGAAGGCTGGTCTCGACCTGAAGTGGCTGCGTGGCCACAAGGGCGTTGGCGTATCCCTGATGCCCAGCGCATTTGACGCAAAGGCTACGTTCCGCACTCGTGAGGGCTTCAAGTTCGATGAGACTGAGATGCCGTTCTTCCGTGAGGGCTACCATCTGGGCGAGAAAGACCGTCAGGAAATCCTGCGTGTTCTGGACAGCAACGACCCTTACGCTCGTGACGTGATGAACCGCCTGTACGATGACACCGCACAGCTTATCACTGGCGCACGTATCGTACCTGAGCGCATGATCTGGCAGCTGCTGGCTCCCGCCAATGGCGTTCCTGGCATTACCATCAAGGCAAACGGCGTGAACTACACTTACAACTACGACCCGGACGGTACTTGGAAGTCCACCAACTACAAGGAAGTTTCCGTCGCAAAGTCCAAGTGGAACGTTGCCACCGCCACCCCCATTGCAGACCTGAATGCTGCAAAGGACGCTGTTCTGGCAAGCGTGGGCGAGGTTGTGACTGAGGTGTACATGAACACCGCTACCTTCCGCAACATGATTGCTGCGGATGAGGTGAAGAACCGGTTCATGACCGTCACCGCAAAGGCAAACGCCGTTCTGCTGGACGCTGAAGCACGGCAGATTATCGAATCTGCAACCGGTCTGACCATCCATCTGTACGACAAGATGTTCAAGGCAGACCAGTACAGCGCAAGCGAGAAGTATCTGCCTGACGGCATGGTTGTTATCACCCCTGCTGGCGCACTGGGCAACGTCTGGTACGGCACTACTCCCGAGGAAGCCGACCTGCTGTCCGGTCAGTCTAGCGCATCCGTGTCCATCGTGAACACCGGCGTTGCCATCACCACTGAGCTGACCGTTCACCCGGTCAACGCCAACGTCTATGCTTCTGAAATCGTCCTGCCGTCCTTTGAGCGCATGGACGCTGTGTACTGCATCAAGGCTTACTAAGGCGAAAGGAGAAAAGCAGCATGGGAGACCAGTATTCTGAAGCGGCAGTCAAGCTGGGGCAGTACATCGCCCCTGCACTTGACCGTGAAGTCACGGACGAGGACTACCCACTCTTCGACCTGCTGCTTGACTTCGCCAAAGACAAGATATTTGCACAGGGCTACCCCTTCGGCAACAGACCGGACGAGCTGCCCTTGCAGTATCAGTCGTTGCAGATACGCATTGCAGCGGAACTGTACAACCACATCGGCGCAAACGGACAGACGAGCTATACCAATAACGGTATCACTCGTGTGTGGGAATCGTCCGATGTGGCGCAGTCCCTGCTTAACGAAGTGGTTCCGAGAGTAGGTGTTATCGGCTGATGTTCAATGGAAGCCCTCTGGACAAGCGCCCGCTTTGGTATTCAAACCCTATCGGCGAGAAAAAACCTGTTGTGGACGAATGGGGAAACGAAACCGGCGAAACATCGCAGACGTGGAGTGACCCTGCAAAACTGATTCTGAACGTCAGCCCGCCTACTGGTTCTGCGGAAGCAAGCCCTTTTGGGGCGTTCACGGATTACAGCTATGTGGTCAGTTCATCCAGCAAAAAACATAACACTCCACTTTATGAGGGCACGCGCGTTTGGTTTCAGACGGACGTTTCAAAGCCCTTCAACTACATTGTGGTCAAGGTCGCAGAGCATATTACAGACACGCTGTATGCGCTGAAAGAGGTGGCTGCAAGTGAAAATTAAAGTGAGGTTGAGCGATGCCGGACTTCGTGATGCGGAACGTCAGATACAGGAGTACAAGACCACCCTAAATCAAAAAGCACAGGAGTTTGCGCGGGTGTTGGCTCAAAAGGGCATTGACGTTGCAACGGTGCAGTTTGCTAACGCACAGTATGCTGGCGACAATGATGTAATAGTTGAGCACGACCCGGTACAAACGCCAAATGGCTTTGCAATCGTAGCGCACGGAAAGGCAGTTGCGTTCATCGAGTTTGGCACTGGTGTTGTACACACTGCTTATGGCGGCAAACTTCCTGACGGCGTTGGCGAACACGGAACATACGGCAAGGGTAACGGACAGCACAAGCGTTGGTACTATTACGGCGAATCCGGCAACGCTGGCACGCCTGTTAAGCAGGTCGATGGCAAAGGTCAGTTGAATTACACCAGCGGCAACGAACCGGCTATGGCTATGTGGGGGGCTGTTGAGGAAATGGCTTCTCAGGTAGAAGCAACGTGGAGGGAGGTCTGGAATAGTTGATTGATTATTTCAATTCTATCTTCACGGTTGTTGCTAAGGAACTGCGGAAGCAAGTTCCCGGCATCTTTGTCACTGGGGAAATCAACGACAGCAACGTCAAAAAGTTTCCATGTGTGCAGATAGAGGAAAACAGCAATCTCCCGGTTCATCGTGATTCTGCCAGCCGAAGCAAGTACGCCGCCGTTTCCTTGCGTGTGCGTGTCTACTCTAACAAAACCAGCGGACGCATTGCAGAAGCCCGCTCCATTGTGGACATCGTGGATTCTGTGTTGGAACCGCTCAATTTCTATCGCAAATCGTTTGCCCCGTTGAATGGGCTGTACAACAATTCCGTCTATCGGATTGATTGCAGCTACGGAGCAACAATCGGAGAGGACGGAATGATTTACCGAAACTAAGGAGGTAAACATTCTATGAGTACTGCTATCTCCGGTCTGAATACCACCCTGTATTGTGGCGCTACCGAGTCTGCATTGACGAAGTTGTGTGACATCAAGGATGTCCCGGATATGATTTCCGATCCAAACCTTCTGGATGCCACCACCCTGTCTGATCCGATGCAGAAGCAGATTTTTGGTATTAACCAGTCCGATATTAAGGCGTTTACCGCAAACTACAACAAGGAAGATTACGAATCGGTGCAGAAAGCTGGCTACGATGAATCTGCCGAAGAGAACCCCGATAAGTACTATGCAATTAAGATGCAGGACGGCTCCGGTTTCACTTGGCAGGGCATGCACCAGGTTGGTTTGTCCGGCTTCGGCGTTGACGAGGTTGTGGAAATGACCATCAACTGCATTTTTCACACCAAGCCGAAGTTTGTTAAGGCGCTGACCATCAACGGCGGCTAAACCGCAAAAATCGAATCAATCAAACCGGGCAGAACTGAACAGCGGATTTGGTTCTGCCCCTATTTATAAAGGAGAGCATTTATTATGGCTGCTAAGGTTATCAACTTTCATTCCCCCGACGGCAAGAGCACTTACGAGCTGACTTTCACCCGTGATAGCGTGGAAGCTACCGAACGTGCAGGTTTTCAGATTGGCCAGTACACCCAGATGACCAACCTGCTGTCCAACTCCCGCGCCCTGTTCTACGGCGCTTTCATTGCACGGAACAAGGGCATCAAGCGCAAGGTCGTAGACGAGATGTTCCAGCACATCGAGGATAAGGAAGACCTGATGGGCGTTCTGCTTGAAATGTTTATGGACGCTTCCAAGTCCCTGCTGGCAACTGACACTGAGGACAAGACCGCAAAAAACGCAACGTGGGAGATTGTGTAACCGCACAATCTCAGGAACCAGACGGAGAGGAAGAATCGTTTTCCTTCTCCAAGCTGTTTCACGATGTAGAAGCCTATTACATCTCTATCGGTATGACCTACGAGCAGTTCTGGCACGGCGATGTCTGGCTGGCGAAGGTCTACCGTGACGCAGAAGAGCTGCGGGAGCGCAGAGCCAACGCAGAAGCTTGGAGAAATGGCTTTTACATGGCATCTGCGCTTTCCTCTACGGTTGGCAATATGTTCCGAAAGAAAGGGTCTAAGCCCATCAAGTACATGGATAGACCGATTCCCCTTACCCAAAAGGAGAAAGACGAGTATGAATACCAACGCGCAGTTGAGGCGCAGGAGCGAATCAAGAGAATGATGTTCTCTATGATGGAAAGTGATGGTGGTAGTGATGGCTGATGTTGATATTACGAGCTTATCCGTAGAAATTTCTGCGGAATCGCAGGGCGCAGAGCTTAATATCGACAAGCTCGCTACCGCCATTTCTAATTTGCGCACAAAAGGCAGCGTCACAAAGGTTGTGAACAGCCTTGACAGGCTGGCTGGTTCCATTGCAACACTGAAACAGTCATCCGCTGGAATGTCCGGGCTGGACAAAATCACCAGCTTTTTGAATGGAATTTCCAATGTCAACACGACTGCAAGCACAAAGAGCATCAACACGGTCGTAAATGCAATCAAGAAGATTCCTACGGCAGTCTCCGGCTTGAACGGCGTGGACTTCTACTCCATGTCTGGAAGCATTACTCAGCTCACCAACGCTTTGGCTCCGCTGTCTATTTTGGACGCATCAAATCTTAAAGCTCTTGGCAGCGCTTTCAATGCGATCGGAAAGGTTCCTGATCTGACCGACAAGCTGAAAGCAACAGACCTTGATTCTTTTGCAAGCTCTTGTCAGAAGATTTCTGCTGCCCTTACTCCCCTTGCATCTCAGCTTGACAAGGTTGGCAACGCTTTTGCAAAGCTGCCGCCGCAGTTGAGCAAGGTGGTCACACAGGCAAACCGTGTGACTGCTGCCAACGAACGACAGAAAAAAAGCTATCTCAGCCTGTCTAACCAGCTGAATGGTTTCATGCTGTCTGCGAAAAAGCTGGTTTCGCTGAAAGCTATTGCTGAGTATCTTGGCAAAGCTGTTGCAAAATTCAATGACTTTTACGAAGCGACAGACCTGTTTCATAATGCCATGGGCAATTTGAGCGGTGAAGCAGATACGCTTATTAGCAAGATGCAAGGTCTGCTTGGAGTTGACCCGACCAAAGCAATGACCTATATGGCTACTATTCAGAGTCTTGGTACTTCGTTTGGTTTGGCTAGCGACAAGGCTTACGTTCTTTCTAAGAATTTGACCCAGCTTGCCTATGATGAAGGCTCTTATTGGAACAAGGATGTTGCCGAAACCTTTACCGCAATGTCCTCTGCTATCTCTGGTGAGATTGAACCTATTCGCCGTCTGGGTGTTGACTTGTCTCAGGCGCGGTTACAGCAAGAACTTCTTGCCTTGGGCTTTAACAAGCAGGTTTCCAGCTTATCCCAGGCAGATAAAGCGGTTCTGCGTTACATTGCCATTATGAAGCAGACTGCCAATGTGCAGGGCAACCTTGCACAGACCATCCAGAGCCCTGCGAATCAGATTAAGATTCTGAAAGCCCAGTTGGATATGCTGGCAAAGTCCGTTGGTTCTCTGCTCTACCCTGCTCTGAAATCCATTCTTCCCCCGCTGATTGCCGCTGTGCAGCTCATCCGAGAGTTTGTTGAGTGGGTGGCAAAGCTGATGGGTGTAAAGGTCGTGTTCACCGATTTCACCAAGAGCGCTGACAGCGTTGGCGGCATCGGTGACGCAATGGATGACACGGCAGACTCCACCAAGAAAGCCGCAAAAGCCCTCAAGGACTACACGATGGGCTTTGATGAATTGAACATCATTGACCCCACACAGGGGAGCTCCGGCTCTGGCGGCGGTGCATCCGCTGGCAACATCTTGGGTGATGTAGACCTTTCCGGCTACGATATGTTCAAGAACTATGTTGGCACATCTATTGATGAGATGAAGCAGAAAATCAAAAGTATGCTTCCTCTTATAGCGACTGTAGCAACCGCCCTTGCCGCGTGGAAACTCACAAATCTTATTACGGATATTGTGGACGCTATCTCCAAAATGAACGCACTGAAATCCATTGTTTTGGGTCTTGGCGTTTTTACGGTGGGCATTGTTCTTGAGATTACAGGCATTAAAGACGCGATTGAAAATGGCGTAAATGGAAAGAATTTCGCTGAAATTGTTCTTGGCGCTTTGATTGGGACTACAGGCGCATCCATTCTTGGCAAAGGTATTGCACAGTTTATTGTAACCGGTTTTGGCAGTTCTGCTGTTGGACAAGCGATTAAAGCTGCTGGTGGCTCTACCGCTGGTGCAATTATCGGCGCAGCCGTTGGTGGAATTGTAACTGGCATTCCCATGTTCGTGACTGGCGTTTATGACGCTGTCAAGAATGGCTTAAACACGTTAAACGGAATTTTGATTCCACTTGGCTCGACAATAACTGGCGCAGGCATTGGTGCAATCATCGGCTCTCTTGGCGGCCCAATCGGTACGGGTATCGGCGCTTTGATCGGCCTGATTGTTGGTGCAATGACCGACGTTGGAATTGCCATCTATCAAAATTGGGATAAAATCACTTCTCAACTTGATAAAGTAAGTGCTGAATTTAAGCAATGGTTCGTTGGCGTCGGCGAATGGTGGAATGAAAAGTGGGAAGGTTTCAAGACCAATTTTCAGACCGCGTGGGAAAGCCTTCCCGGGTTTGTGCAGCATCCCATTCAAGCACTCGACCAAGCCAGCGCAGGGCTGAAGCAGTGGTTCGTAGGTGTTGGCGAGTGGTGGAATCAGAAATGGTCTGGATTCAAGACTAACTGGGATAAATCCTGGAACAGCCTTGTTGATACCATAAAAAATCTGCCACAAAAATTTCTTGACTATGGCAAGAATATCGTAGAAGGACTTATCAATGGTATCAATAACGGAATCGAGACTGCCAAGAAAACTGTCGGCGGCCTTGCAAAAGCTATCATTGACAAGTTCACGACCGATACTGAAATTCACTCTCCGTCTAAGGTCTTTGAGCAGTTTGGCATTTACATCGACATGGGTCTTGCCAATGGCATCACTGGAGCTATCGGGTACGTTACCGATGCCATGAATGGCGTCGTTGATGGGCTTAAGCTCAAGGGCGAAGAGATGGCGAATTATGGCATTGACTGCGGCACAAGCTACGTCAACGGAATCATTTCCGGACTGGATTCCAAGTGGTCTGAGCTTGACAACAACCTCAAGACCAACTTCTTCGGTACGGTGCAAACTTTCATTCAGGCCGCGCAGAGTGGCGACTGGAAAACAGTCGGCACTACTATTGCTGCTTCCATCTGGGGCGCTATGGGCGATGAGCAGCGTAAACGCGTCAAGTCCGTTGCAAGCGATTTGCTTGGCAGACTGAGCAAAGAATTGAAAAGCCAAGCTTCTTCCCTGCTGAATACAGCCGCTACCATTGGCAAAAATCTGGTGAGCGCACTGACTCAGAATTTTGGCGCTGCCACACAAAATACGGCAAAGATGGTCGAGAACATTACCAGCGTGTTCACTAAATCGAAGACTCCGCTCTCGACCGCAGCGCTTGCAATCAGTAAAGGCTTGTCTGGCGGATTACTGAGCCAGTTCCCGAAGATGCTTGCTGGTGTAGCTGGTTTGATTACTACGATTGGTGGCGCTTTTACCGCCATGCTGGAAGCAATCGGCGGCACGTTGTCCGTGCTTGGTATTCCTACCGGCTTTGCAATGGTTGCCGGTGGCGTGGCGATTGCCGCTGCTATCGCAGGCATTATTGGCAGTATCAGCCGTTCTAACTATAGCGACAGCTCTCAGTATGCTGGCACATCCAGTTATGATTCTACCTATGGGTCTGGTTCGTATAGTGGCACCTATTCTGCCGCAAGTGGAAACTCCGAAGAGATGAGAGATGCTGTGTACAATGGCTGCTATAACGCATTTCTCGATATAATGCAGCGTTATGGCGAAGAATTGCTGAACGGTCAAGAGGTCAAAGTCTACCTTGATGGCAGACAGCTCACCTCTTCTGTCGAAAAGACCCAGAAAGACCGCGGCATCCCTATCATGGGAACTGAGGTCTACTCTTACTGATGAAAGGAAGATGACGCATGGCAAATATCCCTGCTCTGGTCACGGTCAACGGCGTGGAACTGCCTGAGCCGTCTTCATACGAAGGAACTACAAGCACCATTGTGAACTCCGGGCGAAATGTTCAAGGCAAGGCTGTTGGCGCTGTCATCCGGCATGATGTGGCCAAGGTGTCACTTTCTTGGAACTATCTCACCGCACGACAGTGGGCTGACGTACTGAGCCTGTTTACCACGAACTTCTATTGTTCCGTTCGATTCTACAATCAAACGACGGCATCCTATACTACCCGGCAGATGTACGTTTCTGACCGGACGGGTGGGATGTGGCGCAGAAGCCCGACCAGCGGAAATGTCATGGGCTGGACTGGATGCAAATTATCGCTGGTGGAGGTATGATGTATGGTTGAAGTCTCCGATAAGTGGAAAGAAAAGTTCAACGAAACCCTTGTCCCTGAGGCTTTTGTGGAGATTACGTGCGGAATCACCGAGCCTGGCATCAATAAAAAGGCAACCGTTGTCACGTCACCGGCAGCCCCGTTCTCTACCTTTCACGACATTGCTCTTTCGGATAACGCATCCATCTCGAGGTATTCTACAGGGGAACTTAACCTTACCGTACTTGATGGAAGCTGCGGTATCGTTCCTTCTTCCGCTCCGTATGAAGCCACCGGGTTTTTGAGCGCTAATATTTTTGACGATTCAAGTCATCCTGTTATTCGGCTTGAGCTTCCGAGCGAAAACAAATCTTCGATTCCCGGCGTTTCGATTTGCTGGTCTACAGTATTTGGGGAGTACGCTACGGATTTTTCGGTCAGCACATACCTTGGAACTAGTAAGCTAAAAACCGTGACCGTGAATGGAAACAAATCGGTCCGTTCTGATGTTGAGGCTGAACTTTCAGGGTTTGATGCCGTAGAGATTGAAGTTCTAAAGTGGTGTCTCCCTGACCGAAGAGTAAGGGTCGAGCAAGTGAAAATCGGAAGGTATCTGGTGTTTGACAAGACCAAAATCTTGTCCTATAGCCATTCTTCTGCAAGAGACCCTATCTCCGGGCAGCTTTCTCAGGAGTCGATTTCCTTTAGTTTAGACAACAGTGACCGCACATGGGACTCCGTAAACCCTCAAGGGATTTACAAGTACATCTATGAGCGCCAGCCTGTCACCGTTCGTTATGGAATGGATGTTGACGGAAAGACTGAATGGGTGAGCGGAGGAATGTTCTTCCTGTCGGAGTGGAGCGTCCCTGCCAACAGTATTGAGGCGTCCTTTCAGGCGCGAGACGCTTTCCTGTATCTATCCAGCACGAAGTACACCGGAAGAAAATACGGCACGCTCTATGAGATGTGCTACGATGCTTTGGAACTGTTGGAGGCGGATGAAATTACTTTCGATATTTCGGATGAGCTGAAAGATTACTCCACCGACATTACAAGCGATGAGTCTACTTATCACAATTCCGATATTTTGCAGCTTGCGGCAAACGCTGCTGGAATGGCTTTGTACCAGACTCGTGATGGCGTGATAAAAATTAACAGAGTCTACGGAGCCGATACCTCCAATCCCGTGTTGGACATTCCAGTACTGAACAATTATTCTTGGCCGGAAATCACCTTTGCTCAAAATATGCTCAACGTGGTGACCACCGCAGGTGGCGTTACCTACGCTTATCCCGAAAGCCCTTCGGGCAAAGGCGTGAGCCAGACTCTGAGCAATGTTATGCTCACAAAGGACATTCTTGCAAAATCCAGGAATGCCCTTACAGAGTCTTATGGAGTCCTTTCCAACCGCCGCAAGGCTTCTCTCACATATCGGGCAAGCCCTACTATTGATGCTCTTGATATGGTAAAGATTCACCATCAGTTCAATTACGATGCTGTCTTGCTGGCAACCAATGTAAAGTACACTTTCAATGGGTGTTTCAAAGGTACTGTAGAGGGGTACATGATGGCAGATGCTCAGGCTATGTCTCTTGACCATACCAGCGAACAGCTTGGATGGGGCGAGTCCGTTATTTTGTCTGCTACCCTCTCCCCTGCTTCTATTGACTCTCCTAAAATCAACTGGGCAGCTTCTCCCGAAGGAATCGTCTCCCTTCACGTTCTGACGAATGCAGAAGGAAAATCCACCTGCCAAGTCAAGTGGAACTCTCCGGGCAAGGCTGTTGTCACAGCTTCAGCAGGCGGCGTCTCCGCAGAATGTTCCTTCGCTACGGCGTCGTACAATCTGTTTGATGTTGCGGAAGGCAGCACCGTTCTTATGAATGAGGGCGGCAACGTGGCCGAGTTCATCGTTGCAAAACATGACTACGAAAGCGAGCTGAATGGAGTCGGGCGAACTCTTCTGGTTCGAAAACACTACGCGGCTATCATGGCTTGGAGCTCTACATGGTCTACTTACGCCAGCAGCAGCGTAAACAGCTGGCTCAACGGAGAGTACTTCAACTCGTTCAGCTCCGCCCAGAAGCAAGCTATCGACAAGACGACTATCTATTATACTCCCGGTTTTTCTGACTCTTATTGCAATTCTGGCAGTAGCAAAGTGACTACGATGGCAAAAAGCATTTTTCTGCTTTCTCACCACGAGTTTGGATACGACACGGAAGGCTCTGATGCTCCGAATTGGACAACTAGCAGCCCGAGCTATAAGCACAACGAGGGCACTCCCCTGCAAAATGCATCTGGAATCCTGAAAACGATGCTTGCCTCTGACATGGAGGGCTCCAGCAGAGGACGATCTATTTGGACGAGAACTCCTTACCTGTACTCGCTTCAGATGCTTCGTGATATTGCTGGCACAAGTTCAAGCGCCAACAAGTACTGGCGGCCTCTGTTGGTCAGCAAACTTGTAAATGCATACGCCGTGTATGATTCTACGTTACAAGTGAATACCAATGCAGAGACAATTTCCTACGCCACCAATGATGAAACCCCTCGTAAGTACGATAATGTTGTTCACCCTGCATTTACCGTCCCAAAGTCTCTCGCTATTGACGCTGACGGCAAACTGATTTTTTAAGAGGTGAAATATGGCAACGTGGATTACAGACCGAACGCAAGTTGATGTTGACCGGGTCAAAGAGCTGACCGCAAAGGCAAGAACCGGCACATGGGCAGAAGAGGAGCAGCAAGAATGGGCTTCTGGAATGAAAGGTGCGCTCAGCTACACCGATTACAACCGCATTGAAAGCGGCATGAAAGAGCTTGCTGGTATCGTTGGCGCACCTTATTCTGCAAGGATTGTACAGCAAAACATTCAAGTTGTTACTGCGAAAAATGAAAGCGGCGACATTCCTGCGTGGGACACTTATCCCGCCAAGTACGAGTTCTTTATGCCGCTGACTGCCAAGAAAGCGGGCCTGCGGCTCCGCTCGCTGGAATTCCGCGTCAAGGGCTATGTGCCGGGTACGATGCGCACCGTCCTGCGCAAGTACGGCTCCACGACCGCCCTAGTGGACAAGTTCACCGACATTGTCCGCGGCTACAACGACGTGGTGTTGGATATGGGCGATTTCGCGCTGGAAAAGGGCGTCGAATACCAGCTCTATTTCGCCGCCTCCAACAACTTCTACCCGCCCTCTGTCGAGCCCTCATGGGTCGTCGCAAACGACTACGTCAACATTACAAATGGAAGCGCTTATTACGGCGACGACAGCAAGCTTATTTTTTCAGGAACAATCGGTTTAACTGTGCCTGCGGAAACTGGTTGGACAATCAATGATTATCTGACCGTTGCGGATGCCACTCGGTGGATTGATAACGTGAAAGCCATTCGTTCCAAATGCAGTGGCAAAAGTTCTACCCCGGGAACTCCCGAGGCGCTGAGTTATCATTTTGCGATTATCAACCAAATAGAAAAAGTTTTGTCTGACATTGAAGCGATGGCAAAGGACCATTTACTTTATTGTTCAGATACAATATGCGGAGGTGAACCCTATTATGCATTTTGTTGACCGAAAAGCAAAATACCCGGGCCGTTGGACTATGAAAAAATCCGATGGCACATCAGAAATTATCACTTTGATTCGTAATGATGAACCTGTTGTCGAGGGTACTCCAATGAACGCCGACACCCTCAACACTCTGAGTGATGTTGCAGGGGCTGACATTGCAAGGGAAAAGGCGGAAGCCGCCGCAACCGATGCGTCAACCGCAAAAGACGCTGCTGAGTTAGCCGCAAACTCTGCAACCGCAAGCAGAGACGCTGCGGCCTCATCCGCAGAAGAAGCAAAAAAAAGCGCCGACAAGGCGGCTGCTGTAGTGAGTACCGACCCCACCCTCACCATCTCGGGCGCTCCCGCAGACGCCAAAGCCACCGGCG